CAGATGAGCCCAGCCACCAGCAACCCGAACTTCTGACTATCGTTCACGGCTTACGCCTCCCTGTCTCCCCGTTGACCCATACCCACGCTTCCATGCGTACTTTCGCAAACCATGTCACTTCACACTCGGGGCAGGTGAACGACGCGCGGGGTGTTGGTGGCCCCGGTTCGTCGCAGTCATGTATGTAGCCGCTGCCGTCGTTCACGAACAGCCCGCTCATGGTGCGCTCGCCTCGTACCGCTCCTGCCACCCCTCCCAGGTGAGTGTTTCCTCCTGGTCCCATTCGGGGTGCGCGAGCATGGTTGATGCGACCGCTTCCATCGCTGTCCAAACGTCGGCCCCGGCGAGCAGCATCCGGTAGGTGAGGTACGTATGCAGATGAAGCAGTTCCGGCGTATCGGTCACCTTGCCGCCTCCATGTTCTTGACCGCCTTGTCGAACTTCCGCATCACCATGTCGAGGCTGGTTCCGGTGAACACGGGCATCCCGCCGTCCTCCCCGGTGAAGAAGATCGCCTGGTTGTAGTCCCGCCTGCGCCTGTCGTTGGTGGGGCCGTCCGTTGTGAGCAGCCGCAGGAACTCGTCCCTGAGCCTGGTGTAGTCGCTCACCGCAGCCCCATCTCCACGGCTGCTTGCCTGATCCGTTCGATCACTTCGGCTGCCGAATCGTGCAGGTCGTGGAAGACGCCCTCGGTGAGGACCACCGTTGAGCCTCCATCCCTGTGCTGTTCGATCGACATGATCTTCCTGACGTCCAGGTAGACCCGAAGTTGCTCAGTCCCCTCAGTGTTCTTCTCCCTGCCCTGGAACCTGACCAGCACAGGCCCGTCGATCTGCGACGCCCACATTTTCGGTCCCCCTCTCATCGCCTTACCTTCCTGCTCCACAACCTCAACACACCCTCCACCCAGTCACGGTGAACCATGTACTCGTCTGCCAGGTGTTGCACGGATTCCCCCGCCAGGAACCGGGTGCAAATCTCGGCTACCGGGTCACGGGCCTTGTCGCTCATCGTTCTCCCCCTCCTCCGCCTGGCTGTGGAGGGCGCACGGTTCAAGCACAATCCCCCCTGGCACCTTGTACCTGCGGCAGCCGCACATGAACACTTCGTAGAGTTCCATCACCCCCACCTCTCCACGGGGTCGTTCATGCGAGCCCCTCCGTGCGCAGAGCGGTCATGATTTCCTCGACCAGTTCGTCTGCTGCCCGCATGGTGACGAGGTGGTCGATCTTGGTGGTGTAGATGGCTGTTCGGATCGTTGCCTCGATGTCGGGCATCATCCCCACCTGTCCCTCAGCCAGCCGATCCGCTCATCGAGCATGTTCATCGTGTTCTCCAAACCCCTCAACCTGCCCTCCTTCTCCTCGGGGGATACGCAGAACTCCTGCCAGTCCAGGTCGGCCCACACCTTCGACAACCTGTTCACCTCATCGAACAGGCGCTCACATTCATCCCGCCTAACAAGGTCACGGGCCAACTCCAGTTGGTCAAAGGGGTTGCTCATCCCTCCACCTCCAAGAGCCAGGCGTTCAGTGCATCGCGCATTTCAACAGCCAAGTCCTTCGTCAGGAGTACTGAACCTTTATTTCCTGACACCGCACCGCCTTCTGTGAAAATCCATACGCAATCCCTTTCTGCTGATGAACTCTGGATAACCGATACGTCAGCCCCATAGCCGTCTGAGAACTCTGCGTAGATAGCGAATCCTCTGGATGTGCGCCCGATCATTCCTCCACCTCGCTCTGCCACTTGTGCTGCTCGTTCAACCACCACCACCGTTTACAGACGGGGCAGGTGTAGATGGTGCCCACCGCCACGTACTCGGGCCAGTGGTAGGGAAGTTCGCAGATGTGCGGGAACGGCGGGTCCAGGACCACGGGGTCGCGCCGCAAACCCCACACCCTGTCGAACCAGTTCATCTCGGGTCCACGAACTCGCGGCACTGGCACCCGACGAGCGAGCAGGGCGTGTACCAGTCCAGGTCCATAGCAGTGAACCCGACGTGCTCATGGAACGTGTGTCCACAGTTTCCGCAGTTCACGCGTCCCCCTCCTCGCAAAGTTCGGCGACGATCCTGCGCAGGTCGTCCAGGCTGTTCTGCGCATGGAACAGCAGTTCAGCCTGCACCTTGTTCAGGCCCACGAAGATGTCCCCATCCATGGGTGCGGTCTCCGGCTCCGGGTCGCGCCGGAGCCCCCAGATGTTGTCGAACCAGTCCATCCTGTTCATAGCGGCCTCCCGTATTCATCACAGAGAAAGCACGGGCCATCGGTGCGATGGTTGACACCGGCCAGTTCCATCCCTGTGCCTCTAGCGAGACGGTGCTGCCCGCACCCGCAGCGCACCAGGCGCAGGGTCCACCACCAATGCTTCAGCCTGCTCATCGCACCTCACCACAGGACCAGTTCGGGATGCTCAGGGCGATGCAGGCGCAGTCCTCTACAAGACACAGTTCGAACAGGCTGCCCATTTCGTGCTCGCTTGGCAGGTGCCCACAGTTGTTACAGGTCACGCGTCCCCCTCCTCGCACAGTTCGGCGACGATGCTGCGCAGGTCGGCCAGACTGTTCTGTGCATGAAAGAGCCGTTCAGCCTGAACCGCGTTCAGACCCAGCAGCCGTCTGGCCTCGTTCCCTGCACTAACCTCAACCAACCCATCCGGTGTCGTGACGGTCCAGGCAACGGCAGAGTCCGGTAGGAACTCCGGCTGGTACCCGTGGTGCAGCAGCAGGTTCCCCGCGAAGCAGCACGCGGTGCCGCAGTCGTATTTGACGAACCAGTCGCTCTGGTCCCATTCCCCCCGTTCGGCTGCCGCTTCGGTCAGTTTCAGGCCGAGCCTCAACTCCTCAATGTTTGGCATCATTGATGCGCCTCCCATTCATCCATGATCTTCAACGCCCGGTTATGCAGCCGGTCGCCCTCCGGGAAGCGGGGCCAGCGATGATGCATCCCGCACTCCCACAACAAGATCCCGTCGTACACGCCGCGAACCTCGACTCCCAGCACGACCAGGTTCCCGCAGAACGGGCACTTCGATGGGTAGGCATCCTCATCGCTCTCCTCCCAGACATCACCATCAGCGGCATCTGTTGGAGGGTCGGGTTGGATGTACCAACGTCTACCCATCACTCCTCCGTCTCGGGCTCGATCCAGCGGGCGATCACCCTGCGCCCGTACTCGTGCTCGATGATGACCTGCCCGTGCTTCGCCAGGGTGCGTATCCCGTCGGCGTAATAGGACAGCGCCATCGAGTCGAGGATGCCTTCCTTCGGCACCCAGCACGCCTGCTGCACGACACCAGCGAGCACGTCGAGTACCTTCTCAAGTTGCGCTTCCGCTGTCTGCTCCTTGCTGTGCATCCTCATTGGCAGGTGCTCCCCGTCGTGCCCGACCTTCTTTACGAAGTCCAGCGGTGGTAGATCGCTCATGGTCCTATGTCCCTTTCCAGTTCCAGCCATTCGTTGTAGTCCCTTTCCCGTTTCTCCAGTGTGGCGATGAGGGTGTAGTGCGCCCGGTGATGCGTGCACATCGGAGTGTGCGAGTCGAACGATGTGACGCTGGCCCCGGTGATGCAGACGTAGCACTCCCGCCTGTCTCTTTCGATGAGCCCCTGCTTCTCCTCAAGCACGCGCCACCACCCGAGCAGGACCACCAGGGCCAGCAACTCCACGAGCGCGATGAGGATGAGGAAAGCGATCACCGGTCCCACTCCTCCACGAAGCGGGCTGCCCTCTCCACATGGCACACGCACGTCGGGTCCGTTGGGTTGTACCGCCTCGGGCAACTTGTTGAGTGCTCAAGCACCTCCCGCAGCGCCTGTGCTATCTCCTCCCGCTGCGCATCCAGTATGTTGTCGCACAGCCACCGGAACATCAGTCGTCCCTGAGCGCAGCGGCCACCTGCATCAGCAGGATGGCGAACAGCATCACCGGCACCTCGTCCACACCCATGCCCACCAGCGCCAGGATGACGGCGAGGACACGGATACTGAACACCGTCTTGTTCACCAGGATCTGCCGCTTCTGGAACTTGGTGAACCCGTCGTCCATGTACTCCTTCGTCGGGATGATGCCCTGGTCGCCCTTCGCTCCCTGCTCCGTGCTCATCTGCCCTCCATAGGTGCCAACAGCCGTTGGATGAGGGTGGGGCCGTTCGTGGTCGTGCCCGTCCCCTGTAGGTACTGGTCGCGCTCTATCGCCCTAGCCCTCGTGAAGATCACCTCAAGTGCGTCGGCGTACAGGATGGCGAGCGGGACACTGCACTCCCACATCCCCTTGCTGCGCACTATCCGCTCCGACTCCTCCCGCACCTGCTCGATGATGTCCACCGGATCATGCATCCGACCCCCACCCGGCCAGGGCGACGCTGGTCGCCAGGTGTATCTCCGCGATGGTTGCCGTCGCGTAAGAGGCCAGGTCGAAATCCGTTGCCTCCTCCAACGCATGCGCAGCCTCATGCAACGCATCCAACCCGTCCTTGGTGATCTGGGGGATCGGTGTGCCGTGGCCAGAGCGGGTGCCCATGAGGGACAGGCCCACCGCGTAATGGAAGGTCACCAGTTCATCGAACGTGGCGTTCCCCTGCTGCATCTGGGCGACAGCCAGCACACACCTGCGCAGGTAGGCGTCCATCTCCGGGTCGTTCATCAACCCACCACCAGGGATATGAGGTACAGCATCCCGCCGAACGAACCGACCAGGAGGAACAGCATGAGGAACACCGCCGTCCCCCCGCTGACCTTGACACCACTGCGCTGCTCAGTCACTCTCTCCTCCGATCACTAGCGATGTGCTCCGTTTGAGCACCCGCGCCCCAGGGCTTGACACCCGTTGCTTCTCCCTGCCTATCCACCGCTGCACCGTCCGTTGCGACACCTCCAACTTCGCGGCTATGGCGTTCACCTGGAAGCCCCGCGCCGACATAGCCAGCGCCTCTTTGCGTACATCCGCCAACTCGACGGTCGGTGTGCGGAACCATTCCCCGTGCCAGATGCCCGTGTACGCCCCCACCTGTCTCCGGTAACGGTCGCACTGGATTGCGACGGGGCAGGTGCGGCAGGCGCTCAGGGCCATCTCCGCCCCCCTCGTGTCCCAGTACTCCGGGAAGAACAGTTCCGGGTCCAGGTCGCGGCACACCGCCCTGCCCATCCACTCGTACATGCGGCCTCCTTCGTTCACCACACCGCCCCGTCCGAGAGACGGGGACGGGGCGGTGCTGCGGTGCGATCACGGTGCCCGAAAGGGAGGCGCCGCTCGCACTGGCGGGGTTCGGGCTGATGCGGGTGACTAATCCGCACGCCCCGGCACTCATACCGCCTGATCCGGTCAGCAGGTTCGGGTGCCGCTGTATCATTCCTAGCACAGATGCATGAGTATGCCTGGGAATGGAGCGGTTTGGTATGGCACGCAAGTACATGAACAAGAGCGAAGCAGCAGCGTACCTAGGGGTGCACCCCACCACGATCATCCGGTGGGAGGACTCCGGCAGGCTTGTGGGGTACCGCTCGCCGGGGATGCGGCGCATGTACCGGCAGGAGGACTTGGACAAAGTCATGACCAGTCCCGAACAGTCACATGCACAAAATCCTCAGGACAGTACATCTTCTCCAGAACCCACCTGACGATCTGCCGGTCATCGTTGACCACACCCGCATCCGTTAGGGCATCCCCCACAGCCCTGGCGCACTTGTCGAGGTCCGGGTGCGTGACCATCCCTGCCGGTACACCCTTCCGCAGCAGGCCCTTCTTCGTCAGGTGAGAAGGTGGCCTCTGGAAACAGAACTCCACGTTCACCAACTTCGCCCCGCTGCTGTCCCAGCCAGGGGGCCTGGCGGCGACTGCTGCTTCCCTCAGCAACCGCCGCCAGGCGTTCAGGCGAGCCGCACGCACAGGGACCAGGCGCCCACGGTAGACAGTCATGCTGCCCTGTGGGACGGCCCGGCCCTGCACGGCGAACTCGATACTGTCTACCACGGCGCCTCCGCGGGCTGCTCCTCGCGCGGCGAGCGGGTTATCTTCGGTGCTTTCGGGGACACACCCACCCAATCCGCCATGATGGCCGCCTCGGTGCGCTCCACCCCATCGTCCCCGGTCCACTTCTCCAACTTGAACCTCCCGCCCACCTGGACGTGCTGGCCCTTGCGCACCTGCTCCGCAACATCCTCCGCCAGCGTCTTCCAGCATGTGACTCGGAACCATGTCGTGTCCCCGTCTATGTACTCGTCCCCCTCCTTGACGCGCTCCGTGACCGCGATGGAGAACCGTGCGTAAGCCGTACCCGACTTGGAGAACCTGAGGTCCGGGTCCTGGCCCACATGCCCACGCACCATGATCTGCGCCTCGCTCCTCGGCATTCCTACTCCTCCCCGCGCACTATGCGCAGTGCTCTGATGAGCGCGCACTGTGCGCACCCCTGCCATGCCCCGCCGTCGTGCCCATCTCCGCCCGGGTTCCCCTGGGCAAGTTCCAGCAGCAGGGCCTCTATCTTGAACTCCGCGTCCCTGTTCACACGGCGCTTGTTGCTCTTGTGCGGCACAGTCTCCCGACCGTCCACGTAGATGGGTAGGACGTACACCCCGCACCTGCCCCTGCGCTCCTTCAACCGAACGACCCTGCCTGTGCGGTGCAGGTTGCTGAGCGCGCCGCTGGCCTGCCCGTGGTGCAGTTGCTTCTGCATGGCCAGTTCCGCCCAGGTGATGCCGTGCTTGCCGTTGCGGGCAACCATGTTCAACGCCTCAGGTATCAGCACCCGCCTGTGAGGCTCGGCAGCCAGGGACGTCTCCCCCTGCTGGCCGCTCGTGCCGTCGGCGTACAGGTCGAACTCCTGCACATCCCCCGGCCCTATCGGTATCGCGTCGTACGCACCCATCAACCGGCCTGCTTCCCCGCAAAGGCAGCCGCCTGCCTGACGAACTGGTAGATGCGGTCGGCGGGCAACTGCATGAACTGCTCAAGCGTGATGTCCCCGTTGGTGGCGCGCCACTTCTTCGTGATGCTCTCCATGTCGGCGTCGGCCTTCTCCGCCACACGGGTCAGGATGGCGTGCAACTCCTTCACGTCGGGCGCGTTGACCGGCTCCGAGAGGGTGGCGTCCTGGTCCTCCATGCTGAACGGGATGCTCAGCACCTGGCCTATCGCGTACTTGTACGCACCGCTCATGAGTTTGTTGCCCGCCTTGTCGCCCGTGTCCGTGCCCTCCGCGATCACGGTGGCGTACACGCAGTCGCCTGCTGGCCCGTAGATGGCGTACGTGACCAGCGCCCGCAGGTGGTACTGGATGCTCCCGCTCTTGGTCGTCTTCTCGATGGTGTCGAGCATCTGCACGTTGCTGGGCACGAACGTGACCCCGTTCTCGCACAGGGGCTCGTGCACCGCGTTCATGAGGTCGTCCAGCGTGCGGTACTTGTACCTCGCCGGTCCTGCCTCCATCTTCCCGCCCTTGCCCACCGCGCCCACCGCGAGTGCGGCTGCTGCGATTGCCTGGTGCACGGTTACTTCAGCCATTGCATTCCTTTCCCGGCCTCCCTGGTTGGGTGGTTTGGCCCAACCCTAGCCGGTAGACTACCGGTAGCACAACCCCACCCCATCCAGTCATTACCAACTATGGCTACACAAAAGAATGGCCTCAGCCCTAGCCAAGAAAAGGCTGGCTGGTTACTGTGGCCAACGCCACACAACCCCCGGTGAAAGGCACTAGCCATGAAAGTAACCAAACTGGTACCACGGAACACGCCTATGCAGAACGCGTTTATCGCGTGCTGGCGTGAGCACGCAAAGGGCCGCAGCGCGCTCGTGCCCACCAAGTGGAAAGACATACTCACCGCGTGGGACGCGGCTGGTGTACCGCCCGAGGTGGTGTGCGCACTGGTCACCCTGGCGTGGGACTACCCGATAGAGGACAACACCTACTACGCGTGGTACTCGCTGTGCGAGAAGGTGGCCGACCACATGACCACAACGGGCGGGTGGGTGGAACTGTGACCGATGAAGTGCGCCAAGAGGCGGGTGAACGGTTCGCAATGGTGCCGTTCTGGTTATTGGACCACCTCACGGACGGCACACTCAAACACTCCGCGCTCGCGGTGTACTGCGCGATGGTGCAGTACGCGAACCGTGACCGGGTGTGCTGGCCCGCCAACGTATCGATCATGGACCGGGCTGCCTGCACAAGGAACACGTACAGGCAGGCGATCAGGGAGTTGGAGGCGTTAGGTGCGCTGGTGGTCACCCGCAGGGAGGGATACTCCAACTCCTACTGGCTACCCATGATGCCAACCCAAGGGGGGGGTCAAAAAATGACCCTAGGGCAGGGGTCAAAAAATGACCCCCGAACTATAACCAGTGAACTACAACCATTAGAAAACCCAAATACACCCATCCTCCAAGGAGAACTTCTAGTACCTGCGCAACGCGCACCACAGGCAGGAGACTTCAAAGCGTTCTGGTCGGTGGCCGTGCGCAAAGCAGCAATCGCCAACGCACGCACCGCCTACGCCAAGGCGCTCAAGAAAGTGACACCTGACGTGATCCAAGTCACATGGGAGAGGCACAACCGCATATGGGCCACCTGGCCCAAGGACACCCGCACATACATCCCCTACCCAGCCTCATGGCTGAACTCGGAATCATGGCACAACGACGACCCCGAGTTCAGAGGCGGGGGAATGGTTGCAGATGCGCTCGCAAACATGACCGATGAGGAGGCACATCTTGCGATGTTTGGCGCGTTCAGACACAACGGGCATTCGCAAACACAAGCATTCCCTGCTATAACGGACACAGGTGACACTGCTAGCCACCCGGAGGGACGATGAAGATAAGTGAGGTTGCCCAACTCCTGAGGACCGCCCAAGTATTCCAGGCGAACCTCCGCACATCGGACCCCAGCACAGAAGCCGAGACGGTGCGTGCGTGGTACATGGCACTCGACGAGCGGCTACCGCTCGACGAGGGCATGGTCATCTGCGCGACACTGGCCAGCGAGCAGAAGCGCCTGCATCCGGGCACCATCAACGACGCGTACCTGGAAGCCATACGTCCCCCGCACCAGCAGGGCATAGGCAGACCGCACCTGCCGTTCAAGGTCAAGGAACGGCCCCGGTCCCGCCCAGCCGCCATCGGTGCACCTGAGCCGGTGGCTGCTTCATCTGTGCCCGAGTACGTAGCCGCCCGCAAGGAGGCGCTGGCCAAGGCGCAGCACCGGGCGAAGTCGTGGGCAGTGCCGTGCCCGTACTGCCACGCCGAGGCGGGTGTGCCGTGCAAGGACGGCAACGGGCGCAGGCTCACACATAGGGACTCGCACCCAAGCCGTGAGGATGCGCTGGTAAGCGCATGACCAGGCACGCAAAAGGGGCTTTCTGCAGCAACCGGCAGGAAGCCCCTTTTGACGGCCAGTTGCTGCCAAGGGCAGCCAGGTACCCAACCCACTGTGGAAACGCCTCTAAGACCCCTTCCTGGGCGTCCTAGGGCCATGCCAGCAGCAACCCTGCCACCAACCCGCCGCCAAGAGGTTTGGTTACGCGACTCAGGCCGCTGCCAACGCTGCGGGCGCATGGGCACAGACATACATCACCGCATGCGCAGGCGCGAGGGTGGGCACGCCGCATGGAACCTCGTGCTGCTCTGCCGCCCCTGCCACGACTACGTGCACGCACACCCAGAAGAGGCACGCGAACAGGGGTACATCATCTCCGCGTACATGGAACACGAAGAGGCGCGGCTGGTCCCCCTCACAACCTGGAAAAGGACCAGCCGCATCCTCGGCTAACCGATCTTCTGGATATCCGTCACCCGGCTGAACGTCACAATGGAACCTGGGACATTCTCAATATCCACAAGGATCCTGGCCCCATCGCTGCCAACCTCCTGGGCCAGGTAGTCATCCCCATCCTTCTGGTCCACATAACCGCCCCACTCGCCACAGATCATCGAGTACCGGCCCGGCTCCAACTCCGTGCCCACGATGTACATCCCCGCCTGGAGACCAGTCGGTTCAGGAGCGGGTACGGGGACAACGGGGGCAACAGCCGGAGGAACCGGTGAGAGCGGCGCAGCCGCAGGAGCCGGTTCCGGCTCACCGAACGCAGCACCGACCACGACCAACCCCAACAGCACACCGCCAGCGATGATCCAACCCTTCTTCTTGCTCACTCCAACTCCCCCTTGTTCAGCGACATGCACCATGCACATCAGGGAACCCACCACCCCCGGAAGGATGATGGGCTCCCTGTCGTACACCGAAACCACGCCAGCCTCACCAGACCCTGACTAGCCCAGCCTTGCCAAGCCCTGCCAGCCATGCCACACCATTCCTGGCCCCGCCAGACCTCGCCTGACCGCGCCGCGCCTCACCAAGCCAGCCCCGCCTAACCGAGCCGAGCCGTTCCAGACCATACCTAGCCAGCCTCACCTCGCCTTACCAAGACAACCCAGCGATACCCTGCCAGCCCTACCGGAACACGACGTGCCGTGCCGTGCCTGACCGAACCAAGCCCGCCTCGCCACACCCTGCCTAGCCTGACCATGCCGTGCCAGCCGAACCACGCCACACTCTGACTAGCCGTACCTCACCATGCCAGCCTCACCTAGCCGTAACCCGCCCAGGCTTGCCCAAACCTGCCGAACCTCGCCAGCCGAACCACACCGCAACTCACCCTGCCTGGCGATACCTCGCCATGCCTTGCCAGCCCTGCCACGCCAAGCCTTGACTAGCCGAACCCTGCCAGCCTCACCCAGCCATACCCAAACGGGCCTCGCCGTACCATGACCAACCCCGCCTCGCCAGCCTCACCCGGACGTGCCGCACCAAGACGTGCCGTGCCTGACCGAACCATGCCAGCCCTGCCGCGCCTTCCGCGCCCTGCCAGACCATGCCAGCCGTACCGAGCCTCACCCGACCGTGCCATCGCTCGCCTTGCCTTGCCAGCCTCGCCGTGCCGTGCCTTGACATTCCTCAACGCGCCATGCCTAGCCTTGCCAGCCTCACCTCACCTGAACAAGCCATGCCCGAACGAGCCAGACCTCACCTTGCCAGCCGAGCCACGCCGTACCGTGCCGTGCCCAACCTCGCCATGCCAGCCGAACCACGCCACGCCCTACCTAGACGTACCTCGCCATGTCAATGGAACTCAGTTGCTGCCCGCTTGGTCCTGTAGAACCGTCTCAAACAGCGACTCGAAACCCTTGTACTTCCGTCGCAACCTGTTGATGTCGCGCTCGATACTGGCGAGCACGGCTGCGGCGTCTTTGCTCTTGTGCTCTATGTCATCAACGCTCACGTAGCCCTGCCCGTACTCCCCGGTCACCGCCTCTGTAGCAATGAATCCGCGCACCCTCACAGGCGGCTGGTCATTGGTGATGACTTCAACCCTCACCCTGTTGATGAGCAGGCGGGCCTGATGCACCCGCCACTTCTGCGCGGCCTCCGACTGGTCCCAATCGAAGTACGAGTGCAACGGGCTGTGCGGGCTTGTCGCATCAGCCACCACAGCCTCAGGCACAAGCCGGTGATCGTGCTCCTTGTAGAGCAGCATCAACCGGTCACCAACCTCTTGCGGTACGCCGGTGACCATCATCGTTCCACCCCTTCCCCGATTACCTCGTAGGTTCCGAAATCCCCATCCTTCTCAGGGCGCCACTCCCCGACCCCGTTGCTGCCACCCGCATCCACCAGCGCCACCAGGCTCTCCAGGCTCAACAGGTGAGGCGTGAACCGGATACGCAAGGTGGCCGTCCACTCCGGGTACATGGCGCGGTATCTTATGTCTGCTTTGTTCCCCGTGAGGCGCACCATGTCCTCCCTGATGGTGGGCGGGGGGGCGTCGATGCGGATAAGTTGCGCACCATCTGTGCACAAACCATCCGAGATGAAGAACATGCTCTGCCTCAACTCGGTCATCTTGACGCTCTTGCCGAACATGCGCCCACCACCTGAAACAGTGGCCTTCTTGAAGCCGGTTGTCGGGAAGCCGTCGCCGCTGCCGTCAGCGAACTTGTACCGCGACGCCTCGAAGTCCTGCTCCGGGTTCTTGACCTCACGCGGCGCCTTCCGCCCCTGCTGCGCAGCCAACATCATCTCCTTCGCTTTTTCGCTCCAGCGGTGCACGATCAGCGGGCTCGTACCTGCTATTTCGATCACAGCGGTCTGCCTCTGCACCCGCCGGATCTGAATCGTGTCCTCAACCTTGTCTGGGGTCTTTGCCTCAGCCATGCCCATTCCTTTCTCATGCCCCCCGGTGTTGGGAGGCCGCACGGCAGGGACCTGTCACACCCCTGCCGCACGGTCAACCACACCAGCCCTACCGAACCGTGCCCCGACTGACCACACCTCGACATACCACGCCAATGGTTCTCACTGCTGCATCGCTATCAGCCGCTCCTCATCGGACTCCCAACTGCCGTCGCTGTAGATAACAACGATGGCTTGGTTCGTCCCGGTGAGCAGCAACCCGTACACACCCGGATGCTCCGGGTCCGCCCGCCACTCCAACAACCCCGCACCGATCAGTTCCGTGACGATGCCGAACCAGCCGGGGTCGCAGTCCTCCTGGAACTTGGCCTGCGCCTGCGCGAGGCTCTGCGTCTGCATCACACAGCCACCCACTTGAAGTGACCCTGCTCCGGGTCCAGCGCCGCACGCCCATACATCAACTGGGTCAGCGCCTCCTGCGCCCCGCAGTTGGAGCAGATCTCCGTCATGTTGTCCCACCGCGACAGGGCACCGGGGTACGCCCCCGGCTGCGCATCGTTCGGCACCCCGCCTCCACATCGCGGGCACTGAACTACCGCCATCTCACTTCCCCTTCTTCTTGTTGGATTCCCCGCCAGCCGTACCTTGCCCCACCTCACCGGGCCTCACCGGGCCTAACCTCACCCCACCTCGCCATGCCTGCCTCACCACGCCAACCGTGCTCACTTCTTCAACCGTGTGATACGTGGATAGGAAGTTGTCTGGCTCCACCTCAACGGCACCGGCTCACCCAACTCGGTCAGCCGCTCCTCCATCGCCGTGCAGTCAGGCACCTGCTTGCTCCGCCCCCCCACAGTGGTCACCTTGAACGTGCCACCATCAGGGCCTGGGTATGTCCCGTCCTGCCCTTTGAGGAATGCTTGTGCATCCTGCCTGCGCTGCCCCGCCTTCTTCTCCTCAGCGCTAGCCTCCAAGTACTCCATCGCCAACGCACCAAGCGCCAAGTCATCCCCCTCCACCGTCAACGACTGCGGGCTGCGCGGGTCGTCAGGGCCTGTGGACGGCCAGCACAGGGACACGAACTCGCAGTAGTCACAGGGCATACCCCGACCCGGCCCCTTACCCTCCCGTGGGAATGTATCCACCAGCACCAGCGGGTCACCAACATCAGCAACGAACGCAGACGTGGTCATAACCGCAGCGGAGGCGAGCAGAGCCGCATGGCGTTGAGCCACCCGCTCCACAAGGGCCAGGCCACGCTCCGGGTCAGCCGCCCTCTCGAAGTCCATATGCGCACCCGTCTCCCGGTTGAACGCCCTGATGCGCAACGTCCAATCACCCCCGTACTGCTGACGAAGACCCAGCGCATACACCTCAACCTGATCCCAGTACGACTGGTACGGGGTTCCCCGGTTCACGAACCCCTGCCAGATCACATCCTTCGCAGTCTTCACATCCGTCACGATGCGGTTCACCCAATCCACATCATCAGCCGAACCCGAACGCGGCATACCCTCCGTCTGGATGGTCACATCAGCCTGCCGGTCCTTCGGGTCGAACTGCGCCCGTATCAGCGCCGACCAACCCAGGTGCATCAGCGTCCCCAGGTCAGCAGCATCCGTGCTCCTGCGCACCGGAGGCTCAACCCCGTGATAGGCGTACGCCGCCTTCTTGTAACACCCATCCACACCGGACGGGCCTATGAAGTACGACCGGTCCGCCTGCTTGCCCTCCATGTACTGCGTGAACTCGTCACGCGTGTCCAAACCCTCGATCATTCCGCCATCAACTCCATAACCATCTCCTCCGTGCTGCGCAGCGCAGCCGTCCGCGTCCCCTCACCTTTCAGAGCCGCCCGCTTCATCAGCGCACGCACCTGCTTGTCCCTCATCCCCTTCGTCAAAGCCGACAACCGCACGGCGACCTCCGTAGAGGCAAGGATGTCCTCAACCTCCGACATGCCCGCATCCACGAACTCCTGCATAGAGCCCTCCTGCTTATGAAGGTGCTCCGTCATGGACAGCGGTGAGCAGAAGCACAGCAGGGCGAGAGCAGCACCCGCCGCCATATCGTCCGAGCCACCCTCCATCGCCTGCCGCACGAACCCGGCCACCAGCCGCTCCGACTGAGCCAGAGTCGCCGGGTCCGGGTTCACCCCGCACACATTCACAAGCCGCCTGTCCACACAGCACCCTCCGCTATCCCCGACACCCACGCCCTCCCGGAACGCATGTCGGTGCGACCCGTCACCTCTATCGCCGTACCCCCCATCAGTTCCACGGCACGGGTCGCGGCAGCCTCAACCGTGGGGGCGGTCACGTGCCATGTGCCGATGGGCCGACCATCAGGCGGTTCATGCAAGTCAACTTGCACATATCCGGTGGCGCTCCTCACGGACACGGCTGCAACCCACCCCATGCCCACACCTCGTCCACCGTGACCGTGATATTCGCTGCCGGGGTCGGGCTGTACTGGAAGAAGTAGTCGTTGAACTGTTGCTCGTTGTACTCGTGGGAGAACCTGTTGGACCCGAGCCACAGCATGAACACCGCCCTCGCATCCCAGCCTGCGGGTGCCTCCACGCACACGAACTGGTTGAGCGGGTCGGGCACCTTCGCCGTCTTGTGGTCGGCCCCGAACGTGAAGAAGGTGCGCACCATCCCCTGTGCCATCAGTCCTCCACCATTTCGATGTCGTCCTGTACCTCGGTCTTGTCGCTATCGACCTCCCACGAGTAGGTGTCTGTCTCGTCCTGGGCGTGCTCCTTTACGGCGTCCTCCACGCCGTCCTCGTCGTCCACCTCCAAGTCCTCGACCTCCACGTCCTGGTAGGCCCACACCCGCACCGTCGCCTTCCGCACCACGAGCGGCAGCGGGTCCAGGCCGAGGCCCTCCAGGAACTCGTTGAGTTCGCTGCGGGTGATGTGGTTCTTGTGGCCGTCCCACGCATCCACGAGGGCGGTGCGCACACGCTTCTTGTACGAGTCCAACTCGTGGCGGTGCCGGGTCGCCGCCGCCGCAGCCTGGGTCTTCTCCTCCTTCGCGGTGCGCAGCCCCGAGCGGGTCACCTCCAGCAGGTACAGGGTGTCCGCCAGCGCCTCGTACACATCCAGTGCCCCCATGTGGCTCGGGAACGTCGGGTGCACGCCCTGCTCCTTGGCGTAGGTCAGCCGCTCCATCACCGGCTGCAGGACCGGCTGGTTGCTGATGATGTACGAGTGGTCGCCGTCCACGTCGTACACGAGGTCGCCTGTGCCAGACAGGTAGAACCTGCCCAGCATCTGGTGCGCGCCTGTTGTCGTTTCGGTCATGCCTTTCCCCTCCCCTTGCGCACCGGCACCCTGCCGGTGACATGCACCCTGAGATGCACAGCGCCCCGCCAGGGGGTGAACCCTGACGGGGCTGGACGGTCTTTACGGACCGCCCGGTTTGGTGGCGCCACCCCAGGTTACAGCATCACCAAGGGCAGCGACAAACCCGGAACTAGAACGGCTCCATCTCCTCCTCCTCAACCACCGTCACCGGTCGGTTGGGAGCAGCGTTGAACTCCTTGACGGGAACCTCGCCAAGCAGAAGCAACTCCTCATCACGCATAGCCCTGAACTCACTCTCATGCGACGCAGCCAAACGCCGGTACGCACGGTTCCGAGAAAGCCAGAGCGCCTGTTTCCGTACCTCGCTACCCATCTGCAACCACCTTCTCCCTCCCCCGGTTACGGGAATGCATCTTCCTGCACTCCCTGCACTGTCTCCCGTACGGCTCGCCTGGGTTGAGGTAGGTGTTCTCCTGCGTGAACTCATGACCACGCTTGCAGAACCTCTGCGCCGCCTTCGGATGACGACCCTTCACAACACTGTCCTTCGCGTTCTCCGACACCGTTCCCAACCAGAGGTGCGTCAACTCAACGCACCACGGGTTGTCGCAGGTATGGCACACGAGCATCCCCTCAGGGATGTCTCCATGCGCTTGAGTCCACAACCACCGCGTCGCACGCCACTGGCGACCAGCGACCTGGATCACCCCGTACCCATCACGGGTGTACGAGCCTTCCCACCTGATGCAGTCACTCATACCTTCACCAACTGCCGCACGATCTGCAAAGCACGCGCCCGCTCACGATCCATGCTGCTACCCGGCGTCAACGAGGCGACGAAGCGGGCCTCGTCCGAGCGGTACGACCCACCCGTCCAATCGATGTACTCGGTGAGGGCGTTATAACTCCCCCACGCAGTCCCGCTGATGTTCTTCGCATTCCCACTTTTCCAAACCTTCGTGATCGTATCCCGCTGCACCTCGCGCTTGAACTTGATCGTGTCTGTGGCGTCCTTGTCGATCGGAATGAACTGGGCAACGATCTGCTCGAACTTACGCTCCGTCACCTCCGCATCCAGCATCCGCTGCACCTCCACCTCGAACCCGTCCAGCGCCTGCTCCGTGAACCCGAGCGCCTGCCGCGCCTCAACCACACGATCAGGCAGTCGCTGACCCGTGTGCCGTGCACGGAACTGCATCTCCACCTTCTCGCTCAACCCGATGTGGAACGTGTTCTTGCACACCACCCGAGTCGCCCCCGGCTTGAAGATGGACGCCATCCCGCCCGTGAAATCCGTATACAGATTCATCCAGGCGAAAGACTTGTCACCACCGAAGTTGTAGTCCCGGATCTTGAACGACGCGAACATGCGCCGCCCATCGTCGATCATTCCCAGTGCGCTCAGGCTGAAACCCTCACCGAGGATAGCGGTCCCGAACTCATGGATGTCCTCAACCGTGTGCATCACATAGTCGGCGGTGTACGCCCCGCCCGGGACCTCCCACCCCCGCGTGAACGGGTTGCGGGCGACGGTGGTGAACCGGTTGTCCAACTCCATGAACTGCCCCGGCTTGCCGGGGACCGGAGCGTACAGCGGCTCCGGGTGGTACTCCAAGTCGTTCAGGTGCGCGAGGCGGATACCCTCCTCCATGCTGATCGGCCCCTTCACAGGCTTCACCAGTCCATGCCACGCACCCTCGTCCACAACCACGATCGTTGCTCGCCCATCCTCATGTGTGCGAATACCGTGAGACATCTCGTTCTCCTTTTCTTCCCCTCGTTGTTGAGGGGCGACAACAGCCGACGAAGTCGCTCACGTCGGTCCGACTGCTCTCGTTCCCCAACACCCCGAAGGGTGCGCTACTCCCAAGGTACACGAAGTGGCGCACCCCTCGCAAGGTCACTCCGCGTACTCCCCCACGAACCTGCACTCCTCAGCGAACGCGTCGTACGGCCCGAACTCCACACGCCTGCCCGTCCGCTCCACCACCCCGCGCCTCACCAGTTCGTCCACCAAGCCCTCGTTCTCCGTGTACCCCTTCAGGAAGAAGGCGCCAGGGGCGGGAGAGTGACCGTACTCATCCTTCAGGTTCACGGTCGGGATGCTGAGCAGTTCACCGTCACTGCTGAACAACCGGATCGCTACACCCCCATCCCAGTACGCCCCCTTATCCATCTGCACATCGCGCCACTCTTCACCGAACGCATCCAGCCGCGGGATCACCCACGTCTTCTTGCCCCTCATGCGAAGAACCTTCTCACCCAGTTCTCGTTGAACGTGCCGAACCTGTCCGGCTCGGCAACGAACGTCTGCACGTTCTGGGGGCTGATCATCACGACCGGCCCCCCGTAGATGCTGCCCGCGAAAGCCACCAACTCCGGCCTCTCCCCCGCATGACTGACGGTGGCCTCGTAGCACACCTGCCCGGCGATCCCATCCATGCGCCTGATCCTGTGCACAACAACCCCGCTCATTAGGAGTTCACCGACCAAACGACCGGCTGCGGCATCTGGAAGTGCCCAGCCGACTCGCCCTGCACATCGGTCTGCTTGTGGGCGACGACCCCGAACACCATCCCCCCGATGCGCCCCTCCACACCGGGAACACCGCCCAGGTCGGACAGCCACAACTCGTCCGCGCCGAGCACGTACCAGATGCAGCGCAGCAGGGACGCCTTCTCCTTGTGCCCAAGGTCACGCCTCCCGTACATCGCCCAACGATCCTCCACCGCCTGCGAGTGCTCGATCATCTCCCGCAGGCGGGCGACCACCTTCTCGTTTATGACCTTCTCCATGGTCATTCCTTCCCTCCCGGCACCCTGCCGGTCAAGGCGAGGGCAGGAACCATGCGCATAGGTTCCTGCCCCACCTTCACCTGACCCGTGCCCAGCCGTCCCTGTCCCAGCGCAGGCTGTCAAGCCCGTGCTCATCTATGTAGAACAGGAGCCGCCTGTCCCACACCCGCACCTTGGACCGCACCGCCGCCTCGGGCGCCAGCCGTTGCACGAACACGAGGTCCGGCTCACCCTTGAGCAGCAGCCCAGCCAGGTGCCCGTCCCCGAACTCGTACACCACCTCCGTCACCGTGGGCAGCGGGTCACGCACCCACGGCTCCCGCCTGCGCAGGTCCCACAGGCGGCTCATGCGTCGCACTCCGCACACGCCCCGCTGGTGAGCACCGGGGTTGTGAGGAAGCACACCGGGCACACCGACCCCAGGCGGGGCTCCGGTGCGGGCGGGTTGAACTTGAACCCGCCCTTGCGGAAGCACGGGTAACAGATCGGCCCGTTGTGCCGGTTGGTGACACGTCCGCACTTGCGGCAGTTGGTGGGGGAGTAGGAGCGGTTCATGCCTCCACCTCCGCCAGGTCGTACCCGGAGCGGGAGTAGACGCTGTACCGGCAGTACGCGAGCCACTCGCGGCGGGACGCGTTGCGGACCTCCCACAGCGCCTGGCTCGCATCGGCGGCAGCAACCTGGAACGCCTCAATCTCCCGGGTTGCGCTCCCCTCCCGCAGCGCCTCCCGTACGACGCGGCTGGCTGCCAGCATCTCGTCGTGCAGCGGGCGGTGGCGCTCTATGGCCGCATCCCGCTCCTTGCTGCGGCGTGCCCATTCCTGCCGCAGGTAGTCTGTGGTGCTCTGACTGTTGGGACTCATGCCCAAACCTCCCTACCGAGCCACCGGTTTGGTGGCGCCACCCCAGGTTAGGCCCTCACCAAGTCCAGGGACAAACCCGGAGACAGACCACACTCCAAACACACGCGCATCACCGCTGCGGGTAGGAGATGAACGACGCCCCCTTCCCGTTCCCCTGCGTGCGGGCGTTCCAGTGGCACACGTAGTCCCACTCGCCCCACTCATCGTTCGGGCACGGCGGGTACGCGGGGCCGACGTGTTTCACGAACGCGGGGTCCATGCCCATCGCCTCACAGTCGTCCACGAGCACATCCCATGACGCGTACACGTACGCCCCGTCGGTGAGGTTCTGGGCATCCAGATCGGTCACCGTGTCAGCGATGTGATCCGCGCACTGCAACGCCTCGATCGGTGCGATGTCCGGTGGAAGATTGGTGACGTACAGGCCACCGATCACGACGCACGCCGCTGCGGCAGCGGCAGGGAACCTCCACATCACGGCTTCACCTTCCCCGTCACAATGTCAAGCGCGTACGCCCGTGCACGACGGGCGTTGCTCGACTCGCATGAGGCGACCGCGTACTTCGCGTCCGCCCACGACGCCCTATCCGACAGGGCCAGGTACCTGCCCGCCTGGAACTCACCGACGGTCAACGCGTGAAGCGCCTCCATCCTCAACGTGTGCGCCTCCTTGATCAGGCGCAGCACCCTCTTGTGCGCCACATCAGATTCCTGCGCACGCCGCATGTACTCATCCCACTGCGGATCACTCACTGCCCGCTCCTCTCACTTCATCCCCATCAGGGCCGATCACCTTGACCGGAACCCCCTTCCTCCTGGCGTACCTCACGGTCGCCCACGTACCCGAACGCAGAACCTCCTGCGCCTGCGCCGGGACAGCGATCAACAGATCAACCTCATCCACGATCTGCTCGTTACGGGTGAGGTACGGAGCCTCCACCCTCACCTCCGCCGCCCTCCCGCAGAACGCCCTGGCCTTCGGATCGGACGGCGGGTGCAGCACGACAGGGATGCCGAACCAGAGGGCCAGCGCATGCGCCTGCGCATCCACACCGACGCAGTCGCCGTGATGCACAGCAACCGCACCCGAGAGTGCGAGCAGGTTGCTCACAGCGAACAACTGCGCTTCGGTCATCCCCTCACGGGTGCCCGTGAACCCGACCCTCACTCGGTCACCTCAGGGGCGAGCACCACCAGATCATGCACCTCAGGCGCCTGCCACTTCGTCACCTTGAACCCGACAGCCGGGTACTCCGTCCCGTCAGGGTCATCCTCATAGACCTCATGGAACTCAAGCGCCGTCGCCCCGCACCCGTCGCACCACAGCGCCACCCCGAAGATGCCGACATCCGGGTCCGGTCCCTCCCACGCCAGGTCGGTGTGCGGGCACGCCTTGAACCGCTCAGTTATCAACTCCTCCAAGATGTCCCGCAAGTGTGCACGGAGCAGCGCGTACCCATCCCCCTCCAGGTGCGGAAGCGCCTGCCCCCGGTCGATCATGCGATCACGCACATCGGTCGGCAGGGGGACCTCACCCCCCGACGCCTCGCCCGCCCTGCCGTAGAAGGCGAGGTCCGCCTTCTCCTGCTCATCGTCCAGGTCCGTCAACCACGCCCAGACCTTCTGCTCCCGCTCGTTCATTCACAACCTCCAGCCAGCCCGCGCGGGTACCTCCCGCGAGAACAGGCCAGGAGGGGGCGCTCACGCGGCGCGCCCCGACCCGTCAGGCGTTCGCCTGCTCGTACTCCCGCATGCGCTGCTGCCTCGCATGCTCACCCTCAAGCACCCGTGCGAACTCCTCATCCGTGCGATTGCTCACATTCGTGCTCAACCCGATCAACTGCCGCACCTGCGTCAACGTCGGCAGCGGCCCCCCGAACTGCGACGCCGCGCACCACAGGACCACACGCTGCCAGAACAGGTCAGCGTTCTGCTCAGTGATCCTGCTCAACCCGACCGGGATGCTCCACCAGATCATGTTGTGCACCGTGTCGTTCATGTACCCGTGCTCGTCCGGGGGGAAGTTCACCTCCCGATCCTTCACACCCGACACATCCCAATACAGAGCCATCAACATTCCTTCCATCCAGCGCACAGGCACCTTGCCTGTGAGCAGGACGGAGCAGGGGAGCGTCCCCTGCTCACGCCTACTACGAGTAGGAGATGTGTGGGTACGACGCGTCAGCCTTCCGCATCGCATCCTCAGCAAGGCGGCACGCCTCAGCAGGCGTATCGCAGGTGCCGCTGTCGATCAGTTCCGGCCACTCGCACCGCTCACCGCTCGCCTTCACGTCCCAATCCCACCGACCGGTCGGTTTGTCCGTGTCCCAATCCACAGCCGGGTACACGTCGGCCATGATCCCGTTCAGCCACCCGCCCCGCGCCTCCTTGTGATCGTTCCACTCACTCTCAAACCACTGAACACTCACTGCTTCCTCCAACCAGCGCGCAGGGGCGCTTCCCCTGCGGGCAGGTAGGAGGGCGGGGGTGACACGGCCCCCGCCCCCGCTACGCTCAGGCCTCCGTAGGAGCAGCCGCAGGCTGCGCCGTCAGTGCCGCGATCAGCGCCAGCAGCGCCCGCTCACGGGCAGCCGCCAAGCGGCGCGACATCCCGCTCGCAACGACCTGCTGCTTACGCGCCTTACCCGCTCCCGTCTCAACCAGCACCGACCAGGAGTAACGCCCACCCTCCGGCTTATCCGTGCTGACCTTCACGACGAGGCCGTTTACCGAAAGCACCTGATCAGTGCCAACCGTGGTCCACATGTCGTGGTCCCCTTTCCGCCCTCCGGCACCCTGCCAGATCGGGCCGCGCCTCCCACTACTGGTGGCGCAACCCCAGCATAGGGCATCGGTGCCGCCGCAGACCAACCCGGAACCAAGACACCCGCCCCACGCGCGCGCACGCAGCCAAACCAGGGGGAAACCCGGCACAGCCAAGACACAGACCAAGACATCGCACATCAGTCCCGGTCACCTCACGAACCGAACACCAAATCAGTCACCCAGTCGGTCGGTGCGTCGGTCAGTTACTCGGTCACCACGTCAGTCAGTACCTCAGTCAGTACATCTGTCACTGCATCAGTCACTAGATCGGTCCCGGAATGACAGACATGTGGATCTGTACGACATCTTTGGGGCTGGCCCATATCATACGTTCAGAGAACTGTCAAGTCGTTCACATCATTCTTTCACGAAACATCGTGGATGTCTGTGTACTTCCACGATCTGCCAGGATTTTTCTGTTCCCCTGTGGACGTGTTCAACAACTCGCTATTCGGTCGCGTCGGACTTCGTATCACACATTGTCAAGCGGATGCAACTCACGTCGGTGCGCCACCCACCCCGATCAGTCCCCGCGGGACGGAGCCCACCTCACCCGACATCACCAGAGTTCCCCCATCTCGGTCACATCGGTGCGACTCCCCCGAGACATAAGGGGCACCCCCCACCCGACATCCCCAGAAGTCCCAGGAGTTCCCCCCACACCGCAGCCACAGAACTCCGCGGATCTCCCCACATCGGTCTGGATCGGGATCGCCGCGGGAGAGAAATATTGGGGGGGGTGATCCAACGAGGTCACCAGAGTTCCCTCCACTCGCACCGAGGGTGAGGTCACAAGACCTCCCAGGAACTCCCGATGTTCGACACCCGCCCTCGAGGGGGAACCGAACTCACCAGAGTTCCGACCCTCGAAGGGCCGGTCGCATGAACCGAGGTCACAAGAGTTCCCAGGAAGTCGATGACCTCGTTGAGGTCACAGGACTTCCGCCCCCCGTGTCGTAGACACGACAAGACCCCGCCCCGGACGATCACCCCAGGAGAACCTGAGGGACCGCCCAAGACGGGGTGACCGAGGGTCAGCGGGGCGCGTGCTTCCTACCTCGCCGCATCCAGGTTGTCAGCCGAGGCGTCCACATCCTGGTGTCCGCACTTCAGTGTGATCCAGTGGATCGGCGCGCCCGTGAACCCCGAGGTGGTCACCACCTCAGCCTCATCCACGTACGCCTCGCACTTCGTGCACCACTGACGGTAGTTGTCGTTCTGCCGCTCCTCCTCGTCCTCCCACGCGAGGAACGCGCACCCGTCCGTGTGGTTCCGCTCCAGGTGGAAGCCCCACTCGTCCTGGACCTCCTCCCACTTCGCCTCACAGGCGATGCACGGTCCCTCATCCGGGCCGTCGTAGGTCGCTATGAACTTGTTCCTTGTGACGTTATCCACGTCAACTCCTTCTCCATCCTCAGCCCGTGTGGCGGAGGGGAAGACATCCCCCCGAAGGGGGACATCAACCGCACCGTCACATCCCGCTGGTGTCAGCGCACGGGGCCTCCGTGCTGACGCAACCCCGCCAGAAGATGCCGTCCGTGTTCTCAATCACCCAGGAGCCATCCTCAAACACGCGGGCATCCGCCCCCGCACCGAGTTGCTCACAGGCATCGTGCATGATGTCGTGCTGATCCATCCAGCCATCCGGCGCGTACACACCCTCCAGCGCCTCCGTCAGCGCAACCTCCACACGGAAGTCGCAATCCCCACGGAACGGTTCCGCGGTTGCCGCGTGCGGGGCTGTGATAGTCAGCGCCCCGATACCGAGGGCCACGAACCCGAGCGTCGCGGCAGCGTGCCGGACATCCATCGTCTTCTTCATTCTTGCCTTCCTGCTCGGGCGACTTGCCCGTGCGTGCGGGGGGAGGGACTCGCACCCTCCTGGGGACCTTTCCCCCGCGTGCCCCGTAGGGGCACCCTTGCGGGTGCCCCGTAGGGCTAGCCGCTATGCGGCCGGGGCAGCGGCAGCCGGGGCAGCCGGGGCAGCCTTGGCAGGCTTGGCCTTGGCCTTGGCAGCCTTGGCAGCGGCAGCGGCAGCGGCAGCCTTGGCAGCGGCAGCGCTAGTGCGGCTTACCTTGCCAGCCGCTAGGCGCGGCAGTAGTGCCTTGGCAACGGCTTGCGCCGTAGTGCCGCTGGCAGCCAACACGCCAGGCTTGGCAGCCCGCGCCCCGGCCTTGGCAGCAGCCACCATGTGCAAGTCTGTGGCCTGCCCCACACAATCCACCTTGGCCAACGGCCCACTAGCGGCGCCCGCCACCGTGCACACCGTGCCGTTAGGCCCCGCAACTACGGTGTAACCCTTGCGCGGCGTAACGGTATAGCCACCCTTAGCAGCAGCGGCCAGGAAATCTTGTGTTTGTACTAGTGCCATAGCACTAACCCCCGTTGGGTTGCGCGGCTTGCGCCGCGTGGCGGGCAACTTGCCCGCTTACCCTAGGTTACGGCAGGTGTGGCGCTACCCTGTAGCCGGATTCGTGTGGCGTGCACCACACTTTCCTCGGGGCCGGGGCCGGTCGCGCCATCAGCCATCCTCCCGCGCGCGATCCCGGCCTCGCGGGGTTGTGTGTTGTCGAGGTTTGGGGTGGTTTCTGGTGTACTTGGGGCATGGTTGCTGGTGTGAGCAAGAGTCTTGATGTGCAGACGGTTCTGATTGATTCTTTGCGTCCTCATCCACAGAATCCGCGTTTGGGGAATGTGGATGGGTTGGTTGAGAGTCTGAGGGTGCATGGGCAGTATAAGCCGATCGTGATTAGTAGTGATGGGGTGGTGATTGCTGGGAATCACACTTATTACGCTGCGATGGAGTTGGGGTTCAAGCAGATGTCTGCGGTGAGGCTTGATTTCCCGCATGACGATCCAAGGGCCGTGAAGATCATGTTGGTTGATAACCGCAGTAGTGATATGAGCAGGTACGACAATAGTGAGTTGGTGAGCCTGCTCACTTACCTTGAGGACGACCTGATCGGCACCGGCTACGACGGGGAGACCCTTGATGACCTGATGGCTTTGCTTGATGAGCAGTCCACGACTCCTTTGGTGATCAATGATCCGCATGTGACTACGTTGCCGAATCTGCAAGAGAAGATGGAGAAGTATCAGGCGATGGGGCGCAGGATGATTGTTCTGGATTATTCCCAAGAAGAATATGGGAGGGTGACCCAGCAGTTTGAGCGTCTGCGGGAGCGGTACAAGGTTGTGAGCAACGCGGAGGCGGTGCAGTTGTTCCTGAATGAGACGGTGAGTGTGTGACGGCTGAGTTGCACCTGCCCCGCCTGTTGTCCCCGAAGCAGGCGGATCTGCTGAACGCCAAGAAGGCTGTTGAGATGCCGTACACGATCAATGAGCCGACGCATGTGTTCGATGAGCGCAACGGTGATCTGATACTGGCTTTCCAACCGGCTCCTGACGTGCACACTTTGCGGAAGCACATATTGAGCACGACCATGACCACCACGTACCGCAGCAGCAGCGGCATGAGCAACGTGAGCAGGACTTTCGGTATGGCGCCCAGGAAACCTACGCAGTGGAGGGATGGGTGTGCTCCCACGAGCATGAGCAGGGAGCATCCTGAGGCCAGCGCGTACCTGGCGTACTATGCGGAGTTGCTGGCGAATGAGATGAACGCCTTCGTGCCCAAACAGGTGCAGGCTGATGAGCAGACGATTCAGCAGGTGTTGCCGGAGTGGCGGCTGACTGAGCAGGCTTTGTGGACGAGCGGGGTTATCAACAAGTCGTCGCAACTGGCGTATCACCGGGACAAGTTCAATTTTGATGCCTGGTCCGCGATGGTGTGTCTGCGGAGGGGCACTCGTGGGGGGTATCTGCATCTGCCGGAGTACGGCATGGTGCTGAGTTGCAGAGATGGTTACGCAGCGTACTGGTCTGGTTACAGACTGTTACATGGGGTTACGCCTATCCAGACCATACAGCCGGACGGGTACAGGTTCACCGTCGTCTACTACGCGCTCAAAGGCATGAAGGACTGCCACACGCACGCCGTGGAGCAGGAGTTCGCCCGCGAGAAGCGCACCGGGCGGGAACATGCCGGTCAGTAAACGCCGCCTCCCCGAACCCGGCCCGCTGGTCCTGTCCCCCACCGCCCCACTGCTCATCCCGAAAGTCATCCACAGGATCTGGTTCGGGCCGATGCTGAACTACCACCTCCTGTTCGGGGAAGCCATGCGGAAGATGTACCCGGACTGGGAGATAGCCGAGTGGCGGGAGGAGCACGTCCAGGGCCACCAGTACGCGGACATCGTCAGCCAGATGATCGCCGACCGCCGCTACCGCGCCGCCAGCGACGTGTTCCGTATCATCCTGCTCCGCGACTACGGCGGCTTCTATGTGGATAGCGACGCCGAACCCCTGGCATCCGGTGTCGATGCCCTAAGGGGCAGGGAAGTACTTCTGGTCAGGGAAACCAGGAACAACATCCTCAACGGCTTCCAGGCGGCGGTCCCGCAGCATCCGCTGCTGCAATACATGCTCTCCACCCTGGAGCAGCGCCTCGCCTCACACAAAGGGGCCGCAGACTTCCAGACAGGCCCGTGGTGGACAACAGCAGTGTTCTTCGACTTCCTCGACAGCGGCATCACCTGGCCCCTCAGCCCCGTGAGACCGTTCCTGCCGTACTCGATGATGCAGTTGATAGGACGCGGGGGTAACCAGGAGATGGTGAAAGGCAGCCGCGAGTACCCTCCTGGCACCCTTTTCGCCCACCACTGGGCCAGCGAACGCACCAAACCAGCGAAACGGAAGGTCAACTGGGCCTTGGACCTGCGAGAAGTGCGGTGAACATCGTCTACGCCATCCCCAGCAGGGGGCGGGCCGCTGTCGTGGGCGACAAAACCATCGCATCCCTCATCGCGGCGGGGGTCGATAGGGCCGATATCCACCTGTGGGTGGATGAGGATGAGGCTGACGCCTACCGGATGCACGAGAACAGTGTCGGGGAGTTCCATGTAGGCCCGAAACGCACCAGTTTGCGCGACAAACGCAACAATCTGACCCTCCACTACCCGAAAGGGCAGCGGTTGGTGTCCTGCGACGACGATGTGAGCGCATATTGGTACGCCAGAACCCGGAAACGGCCCCTCACACCCCTGAAAGACCTCCCACGGCTCGCTGAATGGGCGTTCGACACCGCAGACAGCCTCGGGATCGGGCTCTGGGGGCTGTACCCGATAGATAACCCCTTCTTCATGCGCCCGTACGCCACAACCGACCTCAGATTCATCCCCGGCCCCACTTTGGGCTACACAACGACCGGGGATGACACCGAACGGACCACCGTGGACGAGAAGGACGACATCGAGCGCTCAATCCGGTTCACCATCCGCGATGGGGGGGTTCTGCGCATCAACTGGGCCTCATTCAGCACCTCCTACTACACGGAGGGGGGCGGGATGCAGTTGTACCGCACAGATGAGTCCATAACCGATGGTGCACTGCGCCTCGCCGCCATGTACCCCCAGTTCATCCGCCTCAGGCAGCGGTCCAACCATCGGGGGACCGCTGAGGTCGATCTGGCGCGCGGATACGCCGTTTGCCCACCTATCCCCGCGCCCAAGGAGTGGATGTAGCCGTGAAGGGAATAAACTCACGCACATGACAGGGGTCAGCCGGACAACCATAGTGAAGACGCGGGATGCCAAGGCCGCCCTCATCCTCCGCCTCGCAGGTGCCTCCTACACCGAGGTCGCGGAGACTGTCGGCTACAAGGACGCCACAGCCGCGCGGAACGCCGTCATCCAGGCCCTCGCCAAGACGCAGCCCGATGAGGTGCAGGTGAACGAACTGCGGGCCGTCGATTCAGCCCGCCTGGAGCGCCTGTTGAGAGGTGTGTGGCAGAAAGCCACCTCACCCACCGACCCGGAGCACCTACAGGCCGCGAAGTTGGCTATGAGCCTCATCGACCGGCACATCAGGCTCCACGGGCTCGACGCCCCGCAGGAGGTTGTGGTCTACAACCCTGCTGCCGCCGAGATCGACGCCTGGGTAGCCAGGATGGTCAAAAACGATGCCACCAACGTGATCGAGGGGGAGGTTGTCGATGCTTGAGGAAGCCGACATAGATGCCTACCTGAGCAGCGGCGTATCAGACGTCGATTGGAAGAGACGCCTCACCGAGCAGCAGCAGGCCATCCCGGTGAAGAAGAAGATGCGCCTGAAGCACGTGAACCTGGAAGTCCCGCCGATCATGTGGATGAAGGCCGGTGAATCCGCCAGGGCGAGGGGCATGACCCTGTACGCCTGGTACCGGGAGGCCCTGGCCCGCCAGATACAGAGGGACATCGGGATACCTATGGAGGTCACCCTCGCTGATGCCCCCGCCCCCAAGCGCGACTACGGGAAGACGTCGTGGGAGCGGGCCAAGGAGGCTGAGGATGCCGCAGCACGAGGAGATTGACCCCAACGTCTATAGGCGTTGGACGCCAGCGGCGCAGGAGGCCGCGCTGCAAAGGTTGCATCAGGTGCAGCAGAGTGCGTGGCGCCCCTTCTACTGCCAGAACCTCACCTGCGACGGGGCACCGCACGACAACTGGAAATGGAACCACGCCAGAGCCGATCAGCGCCCACCGCAGGACAAGGATTGGCTGGTGTGGCTGCTGATGTCGGGGCGCGGTGCCGGTAAAACCCGCGCCGGTACCGAATGGACGCACCGCATGGTGAAGAAGGTGCCCCGGATAGCCCTGGTAGGTGCGACGGGTGCCGATGTGCGTGACGTGATCCTTGAAGGGGAGGCGGGCATCCTCACACTCGCCGCGCCTGGGGAAAGACCCAACTATGAGCCCTCCAAACGCCGCCTCACCTGGCCGAACGGGGCGATAGCGTCCCTCTACAGCGCGGAGGAACCGGACCGGCTCCGTGGGCCTGAGCATTTCGCGGCGTGGCTGGATGAGGCTGCCTTCTACGCACTGGTGCAGGAGGTGTGGGACAACCTGATGTTCGGGCTGCGCATGGGGAAACAGCCCCGTGTCGTGGTCACCACAACCCCGAAACCCCGTGCCTGGTTGAAAGACCTCATCGTTGATGAGCGCACCAGGCTGAGCAGGGCCACCACCTACGACAACCTCGCCAACCTGTCCCCGGTGTTCGCCGAGCGCGTCATCAAACGCTATGAGGGCACCCGCCTGGGCAGGCAGGAGTTGCATGCGGAACTGCTCACCGATGTTGAGGGCGCCCTGTGGACGTGGGAGATGATCGAGCAGGGCCGGATCGTGAAACCCCCCGACGACATGCAGCGCATCGTCATCGGCCTGGACCCGGCTGGTACCCGGAAGACGGCCAGCGATGAGACGGGCATCGTGGTGGTCGGGTACAGGAACGGTGAGACGTACATCCTGGCCGACCGCAGCGGCCATTACAGCCCGCACGGGTGGGCCTCCGTAACCCGCGCGCTCTACGAGGAGTTCGAGGCGGATGCGGTGATCGCGGAAACCAACTACGGCGGGGAGATGGTGACACACACCCTCAGGACATCGGGCGTCAAGGCGCGGGTCATCACAGTGTCGGCCCGCAGGAACAAGTCGCTGCGCGCGGAACCTGTGGTGGGTTTGTACGAGCAGGGGAAGGTGCACCACTGCGGCGCCTTCCCCGAACTGGAGTCGCAACTGACGGAGTGGGTGCCGTTCGACGCGGACAGCCCCGACCGCCTGGATGCCCTCGTGTACGCGGTGTCCTATGTGGCTAAGGGGCTGGTGCCCGCTAGAGTAGCCTCTCCCCTCCAACTGGTGCAGTAGTGTGCTGACCATGCCGACGGACTGGTTTGGCTGGGTTGCGGCCAGCCTGATCGCAGTCGTGGGGGTCGGTAGGTTGACCCGGTTGACGGCTGAGGACTCCTGGCCCCCGGTGGCGTGGCTGCGCCACAAGTGGGTGGCCCGGTTCAACGGCAGCGGCTGGGTCGATCTGGCTATCTGCCCTTTCTGCCAGGCCCCTTATCACGCAGCGGTGGCGGGCTTGTGGGCGTGGGCGACAGACTTCCATTGGACATGGTGGGTTTTCTACGGGTGGCTGTCAGTGGCCTACCTAGCCGCCATGCTTGTGGCCAGAGACATCCCTGACGGGGAGGCATGATATGGCGCGACCGCGCAGGGTTGATCCCCTACCGCCCAACGGGTTCGTTGCTAGTGCGGTGAGGCTGCCCGCCATGCGCGGGATGACGTTCGCCAACGCGCAGGGGTGGCATCCGGTGGCGTGGGAGTACTACAACACCATCGGTGAACTCAGGTTCATAGCGAACTGGGTGGGGAATGTGATGTCCCGCGCCCAACTGAAAGCGTTCCATTTCAACGGGGAGGCGTTCGAGCCGGATGACAGCGGGGTCGCCGCTGAGACACTGGCCTCCTACTTCGGCGGGGCGCAGGGCCAGGCACAGATGTTCCAGGCGACAGGGGTGAACCACACCATCACTGGTGAGGCGTACCACGTGATGGTGGGTGATGAGGAGTGGCATGTTCTGAGCAGCGGCGCGGTGACACAGGGTGTGAACAAAGATGTCACCGCACATATCGGCAACGAGCGCCACATTCTCCGCCCCTCCGACCTCGCCATGCGGGTATGGGTGCCGCACCCCCAGAACCCGGAGATGGCGGATTCACCTGTCCGTAGCAACCTCGCTACCCTCAGTGAGATAAAGCGGCTGAACGAGCACATCTCCGCACAGTTGGACAGCCGCCTCGCTGGTGCGGGCATCCTGTTCATGCCAGCGGAGATCCAGTTCGCCACCCCCGAGGGCGTCGATTCCCAGGCGAACCAGGCCGATGCGTTCATGCAAATCCTGGGCGACGCCATGATGACCCCCATCAAGGACCGTGGATCGGCTTCCGCTGTTGTGCCCATCGTTGTCACAGCACCCGGCGACAGCCTCGACAAGGTGCAGCACCTGACCTTCTGGACACCCCTGGACGAGGCGTCCATCAACATGCGGGACAGTGCTGTGCGCCGGTTGGCGCTGGGCCTGGACACCCCCCCGGAGGTTCTGCTGGGTGTGTCCGACAGCAACCACTGGAGCGCCTGGATGGTGGACGAGTCCGCTATCAAGTCGCACCTGGAGCCGAAGTTGCAGGTGGTGGCGCAAGCCGTCACCGACTCCTACCTGCGCCCAGCACTAGAGGGCGAGGTGCCGGACCCGGAGAACTACTACGTATTCGCGGACACCAGCCAGATACGTATCCGCCCGAACCGCAGCAACGAGGCCATCGAACTGTACGACCGCGGCGAACTGTCCGGAGACGCCCTGCGCCGGGAGACGGGGTTCGCCAAGGAGGACGCCCTGGAGTACGAGGAGTTCATCACCTGGCTGCTGCGCAAGGTCGCCACCGGCTCCACATCACCGGAGCAGACGGTTGCCGCCCTCGCCCGCCTGGGTGCGGACCTCGGTATCGCCCCTCCCCCGGAGCCGAACAGGGAAGCGCCTGACGACATGCGCACAGATGTTGATTGGCGCCGCCGCCGCCGCCCGGATCAGCGCCGCCCCGACCAGGACCGCGCCCTCACCAGGACCGACACGAAAGCGGGCCTCCACGCAGCCTGCGAGGTGCTGGTGCTGCGCGCACTGGAACGGGCGGGCAACAAGTTGTGCGACGCCAGGGCACGCTCCAACGGGCTCGGTGAGGTGCAGGCGGGGCGCCGCTACCTACAGGCGTCCGGTTCACCGGACGTGCTGCTGGAAGGCACCTGGGAGTTCGCCAGGGAGATACTGCCCAAGTTGTCGGAGCAGCCTGAAGCAGTCCTCTCAGTGCTCGACGTGTACGTCAGGGGCCTGCTTACCGCCCGAACCGAACACACATCTGAGGCGCTGATGGCAGCATTGGCGCAACTGGAGGTGGCAGCATGACCGCTCAGCAGGATTACAAGGCTGACCTCGACGACGAACTCGACGAGGAGATCGACGATCTCGACGACCTGGAGGATGAGGACGACTGGGAGCCGGATGAGGAGGATGACGACCTGGAACTCGCCGGTCCCCTCATGTGGCACGGGTGCCTCGCCCCCGAGGGCATCATGTCCGGGGATGGCCGCATGTTCAGCGAGGGTGCCCTGACCTGGCGGGACCTGCCCCTGCCGCTGCGTGTGCAGGAGGCCGATACGGGTGCGCACAACGGGGCCATCGTCATCGCCACCATCGACCGCATCGTGCGACGCGGCGAAAGAGTCATGGGTGAGGGCAAGTTTGTTGACACCGCCGACGCGGACAGGATCGTCGGGATGGTGGCCGAGCGCGCCTACCGTGGCGTCAGCATCGACGCCGATTCGGCGGAACTCGCCGAAACCGCTGAGGAGAACGCCGTTGAGTTCTCCAAGGGCCGCATCTGTGCAGCCACCATCGTCGCCATCCCCGCATTCGCGGAGGCCTATATAGCACTCGGGCCGCTGCCGGATGAGGAAGATGAGGTGGCGCCCGTGGTTGCTGCGGGCATGGATTTCCGTGATGTGAGCACCGAGGAGCGGGACCGGTTGAAGAAGAAGGGCCAGGCGATGCCCGACGGCTCCTTCCCCATCGCCAACTGCGAGGATCTGCATAACGCGGTGCAGGCCATCGGGCGGGCCAAAGACCCGGATGCCGTGAAGCGCCATATCAAGCGCAGGGCCGGTGCCTTGAACTGCCCCGACTTCGAGTTGCCCGAGGGGTGGGCGGGTGAGGCGGAGGACTTCGCACGCGGACCCGGTTGGGTGACCAACCCGCGCGAAACGAGGCGTATCCACGCATACTGGACGAAGCCCGGCCACAAGGGCTACGCCAAAGTCAAGTGGGGGACGCCTGGTGACTTCACCCGCCTCCGCAGGTTCCTGTCGAAGTACATCCAACCCGAGTTCCTGAACCGCACCGCTGCGCAATGGCACCACGACGCTCTCGGCTACTGGCCGGGTGAGTTGGGTATGCCAGGCAACCCGCCAGCAACGAAGGAGAACCGTCGCCGCGCAGCGAGGCACGCGCATGCGGTGAACCTCGTATCGGCAGCGGAACTGGCAGTTACCCCCTCCTGGTACTTCGACAACCCCGGTTTCACTGAGCCGGTGGCCCTCACCGTGGACGGGCAACACGTGTACGGGCACATCGCCACCTGGCAGACATGCCACGTGGGCATCAAGAACGTGTGCACCACAGCCCCCCACTCCGAGCACGACTACGCCTACTTCCGCACAGGCGCCGTGCGCACAGACAAGGGCCTGGTCAGTGTGGGCCAGATCACTATGGGCACCGGGCACGCCGGGTTGCAGGCGAACCCCCGTGAGACCGCCGCCCACTACGCGGACACCGGCACCGTTGTCGCTGATGTCGCGGCTGGTGATGATGACCACGGCATCTGGATATCGGGGTGCCTCCGCGAAGGGGTCACCGCACAGCAGGTCCATGCCCTGCAAGCGGGTGCGATCAGCGGTGATTGGCGCAACATCGGCGGCAGCCTGGAACTGATCGCCGCCCTCGTGGTCAACGTGCCGGGGTTCCCCATCCCCCGCCCCGCACTCGCAGCGGCAGGCGAGGAACAACTCAGCCTCGTAGCCGCAGGTGTAGTGCAGGATGGGGTGGACGTGGGCAGCATCACCGACGCGGTTGTAGCCGAACTCAAACGCAGGGACGCAGTAGCAGCCAAACTCCACGCATCCAAACTCGTAATCAACGAGGAGCGGGTGAGAGCCCTAACTGCTGCTTTGGAGCATTGAGGGCAGAGTGGACCCACCCTGGGGGTATCCAAGGGTGGGTTTCTGCTTCGTCGCACATCAGGCGTCGTTACGTCCCAGGGCCAGCGTTACCTGCTGCCCACGACCGGGTATCTCCTGCTGGATCAGGTGGGCACCATCCCACTCCGCACCGGGTGTCCCTTGAAGCGGTCGCCCAGCAGGCACGGTAGTTTCATCCGGCTCTGACCCGGGACGGCATCCCTGGTGAGGGGACCGCCCCCTTTGTTTGATAGCCTGGGGCCACGGCGCTTCAGCGAGCCCTAGGGTAGCACCTCGATGGCCCTACCCAACGCAACCCCCCTTGGTCCTCCACACCAAGGGGGGTTTTGCTCTGTAGGCTGGGGGTGAACCTCAGCGGCGGTCCTCCCCCGTACCACCGCGAGGTATCAAGGAGGCCCACTATGAGGGTGGGCCTCCGCTTTGCCCGTGGTAGCCCAACGAGTAGAGGCGCCCCGACAAGGGAGTTCAGTGCTGGTGCGAATCCAGCCCACGGGCCTTTGGTCAGGTAGCGTGATACAGAGAGGGGAGGGCAGTAGATATCGGATGCAACTGTGGGAGCAAAACGAAGCGCCAGTTCGAGCACACGGCCCCCGATGGCACGAAGACGGTGGTCGCCACCCAGCATGAGGCGATCGCCCTGGCCCGCAAACTCGGGGGAGTGTGGAAGATCAAGGAGTAGAGCGGTAGTCCTGTGCTACTGTCTGCTCAGCGCGTCAGCATGATGTACCTCTGCTGATGGCCTCGCGGAGCGAGGGTGCAATATCGGCCCGACGACCGAGGAGGCCAAAATGGCTGACAACATCACCGAACTCTCCATCGAGCAGATCGAAGCGCGGATCGCTGAGATTGTCGCAGAGTTCACGGCCCTCGGCCTGAGCGCCGAGTCTGACGAAGCCGCCATCGCACAGGGTGAAGCCCTTGCAGGCGAGGTAACAGCCCTCCGTGCTGAACTCGCCAAGCGCGTCGAGGTGCAGGAGGCGCAGGAGAAGCGCCTGGCCTCCATTGCTGAGGCTTTCGCTCCCACCGCCGACGATGAGCAGGAAGATACCGTCGATGAGCGTGAGAATCCCGAGCCGGAGGCTGAGCCGGTTGTAGAGGATGAGCCGGAGGAGGAGCCAGATGAGGCTCCCGCGCCCAAGAAGACTCCCACCGCTGAGGTGGAAGATGCGCAGCCGGTGGCTGCCGCAGCAACGAAGCCCAGCCCCGCGAAGCGTGCGGCGGCTCATGCACCGGAGGTGAAGATGCCCAAGTCATCCTCGGTTGCCGTCATCACAGCAGCCGCAGATGTTCCCAACTACGCGTCGGGGCATCAGTTCGATGACCTCGACGGTGCGGTGGATGCCGTAATCAGCCGACTCCGGTCGCTGCCCGCGCACCACATCCCCAACACCCGCCTCCGCTACGGCGCCCTCAAGATTCAGATGCAGGGTTTCGGCGACCTGGTGCAGCAGGCGGGCATGGAGGACATGAAACTCATCAACATGGCGGGCGATGAGCGCCGCCTGTCCGGTGGGTCGGTGGCTCTTACCGCTGATGCTTGGTGCGCCCCGTCGGAGACCGCGTACGACTTCTGCTCGTACGAGACGGTGACCGGCCTCCTGTCGGTGCCTGAGGTGCAGGTGACCCGTGGCGGTATCCGCACCACAGCCGGACCCAGCATGGCGGATCTTGCCGACTGCGCGTTCCATGTGGACAACGACGGTGCGATCACTGACGGCAGCGGCGCTTCTGTCACTGAGAAGCCGTGTTGCGATATCCCCTGCCCGCCGTTCACCGACATCCGGCTGGAGGTCGATGGCATCTGCGTGAAGGGCGACATTCTGCAGAATGTCGGCTACCCAGAGTTGACCCGCAGGTACATCGAACTGGCGCTCATCGGCCATGCCAAGCGCATGAACGCGGCCAACATCGGTGCCATCGTCGCTGCTGCTGGCACCCCTGTAGCGGTGCCTGACAACTCGACACTGCTGTTCAACCTGGACTACCTGGAGTGGTACGCGGAGGCCATCCGCTCCACGTACAGCCTGGCCGAGAACGCCAGCATCGAGACGATCCTCCCGTCGTGGATCAAGCCGCTGGTCCGTGCTGAGATTGGTCGGCGCAACGGCTTCGACAACATCAACGTGCCGGATGCGCTCGTGAACTCTTGGTTCACCAGCCGTCACCTGGCCCCCCAGTTCGTGCGGGATTGGCAGGCCACCCCGGCCCTTCCGGCTGCGGTGAACATCCCGGCTACGGTGAACGCGCTCATGTACCCGGCTGGTTCGTGGGTTCGTGGCACCCAGGGCGTCATCAGCCTGGACACCGTGTACGACAGTGTGGGCCTTGCGGTGAACAAGTACACGGCCCTGTTCACCGAGGAGGCATCCCTGATGCACCAGCGGTGCTTGGGGACGGCCAACCTGACGATCCCTGTGAGTGTGTCCGGTCTGACCGGCGCCCAGATCACTGCGGAACTCGGCACCGCAGTAGTCACCATCCCGTAACCGATACCCCCTGGCAGCGGGGTCATCCGCCCGCTGCTGGGGGGCTACCAGGGAAGGAGGTGAAGGATGTCGAACCCGACAGGTGCACGCGGGTACTGGGAGCCAGGTTCCCCCCCGGCTCCCAAGCGCGGTCTGTTCTCAGTCGCCAACATTGTCGATGTCAGCGACCTGCATCTCCTCATGGGTGCGGAGTATTCGACCAACCGCTGTACGCAGGGTCAGGCGTGGATAGACCTGTGCGCAGCCCCGAACACTGGCACCAAAGAGTTCCAGACACTGGACATGGTGTACGGCGACCCGTTCACGGTGTACGACGCGCTTGAGTGCCCCCTTGTTGGGGCCACCCAAGAGGATTACGCCGCCAAGTTGAGGGACACGTTCAATGTGAAGGCGGAGGCTGTCGCGGAGGCGCAGTTGCAGGCCCTCATCCAGGACAGCGGGTGGAGCGTCATCACTTCCGCGTCTCTGACCGACATGATCGCTGATCTTGAGGAGCAACTTGCCGAGGGGTACGCGGGCCAGGGTTTGCTGCATATGGACCGGCACTCCGCCCTTACTGCGGCGTCCAGGAACGCTTTGCGCGACCCTGAGGATGTGAACCTCCCGGCCCGCACGATCAGTGGCACACCAGTTGTTCTGGGGCGCGGGTACGAGCAGAACCCGGACAACTATTGGGCTGCTGCCACGGGGCAGGTGAACATCCTGCGCGGGCCGCTGCTCCTGAACACTGCGCCGCCGATGGCTGACAGCCCGCCGCGTGTGCTGGCTGAGCAGACGATGGTGCTGTTGGTGGAGTGTGTTACCAGATATGCGGAATCGGTGATCGCATGAGTACAGAGGACCGAGGAGGTCACTGATGGCGACCAAGAACGACTACTCACTCGTCCGTGGTCGGCGTATGCGCGTCACCCGGCTCGATGGCTGCGGGGCACCCGTTGTCGGCACGGAGTCGAGTGCCGTAACTGAGGGTTTCATCTCGGTGGCCTTCACGGCTCAAACGACAGAGGCCGAAGCGATCACTGTGGTGAACGCGGGCGGCAAGACGTGCATCGACGACAAGGGCACCCCGGCGTTCAACGGGTACGGGCTGGAAATCACGTTCTGCGGTGTTCAGCCTTGCATCTTGGAGATGCTGACGGGTCAGCCGGTTGTGACGGATGCTGATGATGAGGTTGTTGGTTTCAAGATGAACACCAGTGTCGATCAGTCGGCGCAGGCGTTCGCCCTTGAGTTGTGGTCCGGTGTTCCTGGTGTCGCTTGCACGGCTGGTGCTGGCGGTTCGTACGGCTACATCCTGGTGCCGTTCGTGTCGTCCGGTGTGGTGGGCGACTTCACCATTGAGAACGCTGCGGTGAACTTCGTGGTGACGGGTGCGAGCACCAAGGACGGTAACGGCTGGGGTGTCGGACCTGCGTCGTACCTGCCTGTTGCTGGTGCTGGTGGGACCACGCCCTCTACGCTTCCCGAGCCTTTGGACCCGGACGATCACCTGTACGTGGTGTGGACCTCTGTCGCCCCGCCTGATGCCACCGATGGGTGTGTCGCGCTGGCGTAGCCTGGGGTATCCGCGATGAGGAGGAACCACCGTGGCGACTTGCGTCCCCTGGCTGGCAGATACTTCATGCTCCCCGGACTGGGACACGCTCGACCCGGCTCTGCAGGAGCGTGCAACCGATCTGGCGTGGTCTACCCTGAAATCTCTCACGGCTGGCAGGGTGGGGGGTTGCCCGGTCACATACCGACCATGCGTTCCTGCACCCTGCAACGTGTGTACTGAGGCCCTGTTCGCTGCGCCCTATGCCAGGTACACGAGTGCCGTTGGGATGGCTCCTACGGCCCTTTACGGGCTTTCTGGGGGCATGTATTGCGGGGCCACGGGCTGTTCGTGCGATGCGTTGTCGGAAGTGCTGCTCCCAGGGGCGGTCGCTGCCATAGATGAGGTGTGGCTGGACGGCATCCTGATGGCGCCCGACACCTACCGGCTGGATGACACCAACCGCCTGCTGAGGGTGGACGGCGACGTGTGGCCCGCCTGCCAGAACATGCGGCAGCCCTACGACGCCGAGGGTGCGTTCTCCATCATCTACATCCCCGGTGTCGTGCCCGGTACGGGAGGGCTATGGGCTGCGGGGGTGCTCGCCTCGGAGTACAGCAAGGCGTGCACAGGGGGGAAGTGCCGCCTCCCCGCTGCTGTCACCACAGTTGTCCGGCAGGGCGTGTCCATGCAGTTCGACAACGGCATGTTCCCCGATGGGATGACCGGTATCCGTGAGGTGGATGCGTTCATCCTCGCGGTGAACCCGCATGCATTGAAGGTGCCGCCCCGCGTGTTCTCACCAGACATCAAACCTGGCAGGTACACGACGTGAGCACATCTGCCGCCCTGATGCAGGAGTTGGCGGAATGCGTCTGCTCAACAGCGGCTCTCAAAGGATCAGGCCCGTTATGCGAGTGCCTGGTCCTACCTGGCGGCACCCCCCCAGGCGACTACTGCGGGGGGGAATGCGGAAGGGACTGCGGCAGCGGGTTTGTGATCCCCGTGAACGTGTCCCCCTACACCTCCTTCGGCCTGCCAGGTGCGTTGCAGCAATCGTGTGCGACCCCGTTGCAGATGACTGCACTGGTCGGCATCATGCGGTGCCTGCACATCCCGGAGGATGGGACGCCGCTGACCGGGGCGGAGCAGGCCGAGGTCGCCTACATGCTCGACCTGGATATGCATGCCATCCGTGAGGCGGTGCTGTGCTGCTTCACGGGGGATGCCCTGCTGATGGAGTACCAGCCGATCGCCGCTGATGGCGGTTGCATCGGCGGCGCCTGGACCGTTGTGTTGGACCTGGGCTGATGGCCACGACACGGGTGTTCATCAGCGACGCACTGATCCTGTCCACCACCCGCCGCCCGAACGGCAGCGCGGGGACGTGGAAGTTCGTGGAGAAACTGATCCTCAAAACGATGGAGAAGGCTGTCGCTGGCTCACCCATCGGCAACCCGATGGACCGCATGCACGATGGGCGCCCCGTCGGCTGCTACGCGGGCGGGTTCAGGACCGATCATATGGGCACCAACCAGTTCGCCCTGCGCGGCGCGGTATACAACGACTGCCCCCACGCCATTTATGTGGAGCGTGGCCGCAGGGCCACCAACGAACCCTCCTACTTCACCTCCGATGCCCGTGCAGGTAAGAGCGTCTACTCCAAGAAGGGGACTAGGGCGCACCGGGGGTTCCACGTCCTTGAAGATGCTTTCGAGCGTGTCATCCTGACCACACCCGGCCTGTATTCGACCGGCGTTTCCGCTGAACGTGTCGGGTTCTGATGATGTGCCACGGTAGCCCTCTAGTCTGTGTGCAGGGAGAGGACACAGATGACGAAACGGCACTTCAGCACAAAGAACACCACGAGCACAGGCGTATTCGAAGATGCGCAGCCCATCGAGTTCACCATCGACAAGGACACGTACACCGCGTACCCGCCCAAGGCGGCACAGTTCGCGTACTTCATCGCCACCCAGGCGAAGAACCGGGACACCAGCGACAACATGGCCGGGGTTATCGACTTCTTCGACGGGTTGTTCGAGGAGGCGGACCGGGAGCGCTTGCGCAGCCGGATGTTGGACCGCAACGACCCGATGGAGTTCAGCCTCATCGAGGATTTGGTGGACATGCTGATGGAGGAGTGGATGGAACGCCCTACGTCAGCGGCGTCCGAATCTTCGGCATCGCCGCGCACTACAGCGACGAACTCTACGGCGAAGCGGCGTTCAAGGGCGTCAACCTCCTGAACCTGCCGCTCGCGCATTTCTGCCGCGCGGTTGTGTGGTGGTGCCTCAAACGCGTGGAGGACAGGGAACAGTTCATGTTCATGCTGGAACAGCCGGTTCCCGGAAGACCGGTCAGCGAACGTGTCGTTGAGGCGGAGTTGGATGAGTTCGCTGCGTTTATGACAGGCATTTAGGGAGGTTGCTGTGGCTGATTCGGTAGGGCGTATCTACGTCGATGTCATAGCCGACACCTCCCGCATGAAGGAGCAGATACAGAAGGCTGGTGTGCGCGCCGGTCGGGGCGGCGCGAAGGCGTTCACCAAGTCGTTCCAGGAGCAGACGGACAAAGACCTCAAGAAGATGAACTTCGACCGCCTGGCGAAGAAGTTCACGGATGACATGACCCGTGACATCGCCAGGAAGATCAAGGAGAACGTCGAGCGGGGCATCCATACCGTTGACGCGTCCGAGTTCTATGAGAAGTGGGCTGTGGAGATGGCGAGGATCGCCAAACTCACGGGCCACACCCAGGCCGACATGGCGAAGGCGTGGAAAGAGTTCTACATCCCGGCGATGCGGAGTGCGTACGACGCGCTGGAGAAGGAGGAGAAGGGCCACGCGGCGATGCGGGAGAAGCACGCCCAGGAACTCCTTGACATAGAGAAAGCCACCGCCAAGAAACTTGCCGACTACGAGCGCAGCCTCAGGGACAAGGCGACTCAGGATGAGATACGGAACCTGGACAGGTTGATCCGTATCACCGAGCAGAACATCGAGCGGGAGCGGAAAGCCCGCAAGAAGTTGAACGCGGAGGTGGAGGACGACAACCGGAGCACGCTTGGCCGCTGGTTCGGCGGCTTCGAGGATGTTGTCAACAGGGGGTCCATGTCCCTGCGCCGGATGGGCACCGGGGGTTTCTTCGATTCCCTCACCAATGTGGCGGGTTCTCTGCTCGGCATCCTCGGGAAGATCTCCAAGATAGGAAAGATTTTCGTCAAGCCGATCGAATGGTTGGGCCAAGGTTTGGAGGGCCTCGGGACCATTGTCGGAAAGTTGGGCGGGAAGTTCGCCAAGGTGGGCGGGGCCATCTCCAGGATGGGTGGGGCGCTCCTCAAGTTGGCCAAGAACCCCTATGTACTGGCTGCTGCTGCGGTTGCCGCATTGACGAGTGGCCTTGCCCTCATCGGCAAGGCGCTGTCGTTCGTGTTGATCCTCATAAAGACTGCTGGGACGCTGATCCTCCAGTTGGGCACCTGGCTTGCTTACGCTGGCGCGAGCGCAGCGGTCCTCGCCCCCATGCTCATCTCGGTCGGTATCGGTGCTGGTGTCGCATTCCTCGGCATGAAGGACGCGGCCAGTGCGGCGAAGAACTACTTCCAGATCCTCCAGGAGGACGATCCGGAAAAGCGCGCCGAGGCGATGAAGGCGTACAACGAGGAACTGAAGAAACTGGGTCCGAACACTCGCGCCGCAGTGAAGGCGCTGGAACCGTTGATGGACACGTTCAAGGGCATCAAGACGGAGATGTCTGAACGGATCTTCAAGGATGTTGCCGATGACCTCAAGGGCCTGGCCCCCCTCATGGACATCATCAAGAACGGCATGGGCGGGGTTGCGGACTCCATCGGCATCGTGGTCGGGAAGTTCATCGAACTGTTCCAGTCGTCACAGTTCCTCAAGGATGTGACGATCCTGTTCGATGCGGCACGCAACATCGTCCGTGATTTGGGATCGGCGGCTGCTGACACGTTCGGCGGGCTGACCACCGTGTTCGCCATCATCGCCCCCCTCGCGGAAAGGTTGGCGGAGGGGTTGATGTTCGCCGCCCAGAACTTCAAGGACTTCACGGAGACGGAGGAGGGGCAGAACAAGATCAAGTCGTTCTTCGAGAACGCCTACCAGAACGCCTCCCTTCTGTGGGGTGCGATCAAGGATGTGTTCGCCGGGATCGCGTCGCTGATCTTCGCGGTCAATGAGGACACCGGGCAGCAGTCGTTCATCGAACGGATCGCTGAGGCGGCGGAGAACTTCCGGAAGTGGGCCGCTGACCCGAAGACGAAGGAGGATGTGGCGGGGTGGATAGATAAAGCAAAGACCGCGTTCGGCCTCCTCAAGGATGTGGTGGTCAAGGTCATTGAGAAGTGGAACGAGTTGGACACCCCGAAGAACCGGGAGACATTCACGAAGGTGGTGGATACTGTCGGCGACCTCATCGGCCTTTTCTTCGACATCATCCGCATTGCCGGGTTTGTCGCCAGCGTGCTGTATGCCCCGTTCAAGCCGGTTGTCCAGGTGTTCAAAGACATAGTGGGTTGGGTTTCCGATCTTGTGGGCTGGTTGGGGAAACTCAAGGTGCCGGATTTGAAGTGGCCGAAGATGCCCGATTGGCTGCCCGGCGACCAGGGTGGTGGCAAGAACAAGAAGGCTGCTGGTGGGCTCGTCTTCGCCCCGACGCGTGCCATCATCGGGGAAGCCGGGCCGGAGGCTATCATCCCCCTTACCCGCCCACTCTCACAGGTAGACCCGAGTGTGCGTGCGATGGCTGCGCTGCTGCGCGGGCAGCAGAAGCCGAAGGTCGGTATGGCTGCAACAGCCACCATCGGGCCGTCGATGACCAACAACTTCAACATCACCAGCCAGGCGGAAGACCCCCGTGCTGTGGCCGCTCAAGTAGTCAACCGCCTCGCGGCGTCTGCGCGATAGGCTGCACGCATGTACGAGGGATGGGTGGCTATAGGCGGGCGAGAGATAGTGAACAATGAGCGTGTCGCCACCTACGCGAGGGTTTCCGGGTACAAGTGGCTGAATGCCTGTGAATCCTGTTCCACCATTTCAATGGTTGAGAACGGTCTGCCCTGCTACGTATCGGTGAAGGATGACCCGGCCCCCTGGTTCGACCCCGACCGCCTTGAGACGTTCCTTTTCCTCGGTGCGCTGTCCCTGTCGGTAGACGGTGTGGATCAGAGTACCCGCAGGGCAACGGTGGAATCGGGCATCAACTCCTCCTGGGTAACGCGGACGTACCGCGCTTCCCGCGAGATAGTGATGCGCATGGCGCTGATCGCTGTCGATGACAGGGGCCTGGAGTTCGGCTACGAATGGCTGGACACGATCCCCGATGGGGAGTGTTTCGGTACCACGATGGACTACTACGCAGCCTGCACCTGCTCCTGCGACCCATCCGCGGAGTGTCTGGGCAAGTGTGTGGGGGCCTGGAAGCGGACCTTGCACCGGGTTCGCTTGATCCAGGGGTTCGAAGTCCTGAACAAGTACCGGATGCCGACCGGTGGGGTGGTGGCAGAGGTTGAGATGACGGTCGGCGCAGCCGACGCGCTCGCTCGCCCATTCGTGTGGCCGTCGCCAACGATGGCTATGGCCTGATGACCTGTGAGAGGCACACCGTCAAACTGGTGCGGTGGAAGACCCTGGAACTGATTGCTGAGATTCCCGACATCCTTGAGGTGTGGTGGGAGCGGAAACGGGACGATATCTCGAACGCCACCGTGCGGGTCGGTTCGGTTGACTGCTGCGAGGTGCTGAAAGAGATCGGTGTTGTCCGCACCGAGATACATATCTATCGCGGTGGTGTTCGTGTGTGGCGGGGGAAGGTGACCCGAATTGAGTTCGGTGTTGAGACGACGGAGATTGTCGCTGAGGACATGTTCTGGGTGGCGAAGCATTCCATCCTGGAGACCGGGTACAACTTCACGTACCCGAACATAGCCAGTGCCGGGTATGTCATGCACTGGCTGCTCACCAACCAGTGCTACAGCCGGTATGGCGATCCGCACATGATGGCGGACAAGGTGATCTGGCACCAGTCCGCTGGTGAGGCGAAAACCTCCCGTCAGCAGCACGCCTACGCGACCACTGTCTGGGATGACGTGGACTCCTTTGCGGAAGACGGCGGCATGGATTACACGATGGTGAACGACACCATCCACATCTTCGACAACCACTACGCCTGGTCCGTTCTGCCCCCACTGGGGCGGGAGGATGTTGTTGGCGACATGGTGATCGTGGAGTACTCCTCCGAGTTCGCAACCCGTGCATTTGTGACCAATGGTGCGGGGTACGCAGGTTCTGCGATCATGCCCCCGGAAGCCATTGCCGCCTACGGGGTGGTGGATGAGATCATTGCGACGTGGAACGATGCCGTCGCGGACGGTCCCCCTTCTGCTGAAGACCTAGCGCAGATGGCGGACACCGCTAAGCGGAACCTGGGGTCCATGTACCCGCCCGATATCAGGCTCCGCATATCGGAGGGCTCGCGCCTCACCCCGTCTGCCCAATGGAACATCAACTCCCTCATCCCAGGTTCATGGTTCCAGGCGTCTGCGCAGGTCGGGTGCCGGTTCATCGAGGAGTGGCACAGGCTCAACAGTTTCAGGGTGGATGAGGACCAGGACGGGGAGGTTGTCACTTTCATATCGAGCACCGCACCGGCCACAAGGGTTGATCCCTGATGAAGCCGCCGCCGCTGACGCTGGTCAACTTCCTGCAAGACCTCGATACGCGCATGAGACGTCAGGAGCGAAGGATGCAGGGTGTCCTGTCGGTGGCTGAGTCGCTGTCGGTTCTGGCGGTTCAGAGTCTGGATGAGATACCCGTGGCAGCCGCCGATGGCTCCATCTTTGTTGTCGCCCCTACCCTCATGGTGGTACAGAAGCGCGACGGTGTGCTGGTGCGAGAAGATGGGGCAGGGCCGCTGACTGTGCAGGCAGCCCTGGATTGGAGCCCGTGATGGCTAGTCCGAGCAGGAGCAGGGACTGCATCCCAGATGTTCGTGGCACACCCCCGCTCCCAGGTGATGGGTCGTACCTGACGCAGGCGGAGAGCGATGCGCGGTACGTGAATGAGTCGGGTGATGTGGTGGAGGGTGTGCTTTCGTACGCCCCCGGTGTGCAGGCTGTGATGCCGAATGATTTGGTGACCCTCGCGGACCTTGAGGAGATCCCGAAGGGCGAACCCGGTGAGCGCGGCCCTACGGGTTACACATGGACGATTACGCAGCCGGATGACCCAGGTGACCCCGCCAACTTCACACAGCCGTGGCCGTACAACGTGCCCCTGTGGGTGGACACCAGTGACCCTATCGGAGGTACGGGGGAGAGTTACGCCGTCCTCAAGTATTGGGATGGTGCGGCCTGGGCACCTCTGATGAACCTGAACCAGGACTTAGCGGATGTCTTGTACGTCCATATCGCCGGTAGCACGATGGAGGGGCCGCTTGTCCTCCACGCCGACCCGACAGCCGCCCTGGAGGCCGCCACCAAGCAGTACGTGGATGATAGCGCCGAGGTGTCGATCCAACCCGATGTACCGGTTGATCCCAGCATTGTGCTGTGGGTCGATACAGATGAACCTACGGCGCTGGATGCCCTGGCTATGGATGTTTCGCTGCTGCGTGCCGAGGTCCAGGAACTGCGCACAGCCCTTGAGGCCAGCCGTGCCTAACGATCTAAGAGAGGAGGAGGGGTGACAGACATAGACCTGACGCCGGATGTGGTGAACATCAAGGCGTATGCGGGCAACACCGTGCCGATCCTCGTGACCGTTCCGGCAGGGGTTGCGGATGGGTTCATGTGGAACGGGCAACTGCGCACAACCCGTGAATCTGCAACGGTGGACGCGACCTGGATCATCACCGAGCCGGTGGCCCCCGGTGACCCCGCCTACTGCATGCTCCCTGCCGCTGAGACTGCGCGTTTAGCGGGTACGGGAACTGTCACCAGAAGGCGCATGAGTGATGGCACTGTGCGTTCCATCCAGGTTTATAGCGGCGAGTACGACATCGAATGCAAGCACCCCACCGCCCCCGATCCTGTGCATACCTGGGTGCAGGGCACATTGACCATCGAACTTGATGTGACGCGGGTTGAGGTTGCGCCGTGACAGTTTCGGTAGAGGTCCCGCTTGTAGAGGTAGAGGTCAAGGGGCCGACAGCCACCGAGGTGATTGTCGGATCCCCCAGTACCGCTGTGATCGTGGATGTGCAGAAACCCACCATCGAGGTGGGTGGGCCGAGCGCCAGCGTGGTGGTGGAGGCAGCCGTATCTGCACCTATCGTCGTGGAGTCCACCCAGGCGGAGGTGTTCGTGGACACCTACGGCAGCCCCGGCAAGAAGGGTGACAAGGGGGACCAGGGCGACCCCGGCCCGCCAGGTCCGAACGATCAGTCCTACAAGCACACACAGGCGATGCCGCTCACCACCTGGACGATTCAGCACAACATGGGGCGGAGGCCCTCGGTGCATGCGGAGGATGCTGCTGGGACGGTGATCTACGGGTCGATCATGCATGTTGATGACAACCTGCTGCTGCTTTCGTTCAGCATGGCGATCACCGGCACGGCGTACTGCGACTAGGAGGCCCACATGCCTATCCCGATGTTGGATTCGGTGGAGTTCAACAAGATTCCATCGCTCCAGTTCGCCCTGCCTGTTGTCGCAGCGGACCCGACCGGCTACCAGGCGGGCCTGATCTTCAATAGCACCGATTTGTTGGTGAAGTACCACGATGGGACGGCTTGGAAGGCGTTGACCGTAGTGGGCACGCCACCGTCGGGTACTGCTGGTGGTGATCTTTCCGGCTCCTACCCGAACCCGCAGATCGCTTCTGGTGTGATCGTGGACGCTGATGTGAACGGCAGCGCCAACATCGCCCAGTCGAAGATCGCTGGCCTCACTACGGCGTTGGGCAACAAGGCTGATGCGGCCCGCACTATCACTGCCGGTAACGGTCTTACTGGTGGTGGTGACCTGACCGCGAACAGGACCATCGACGTTGCTGTGGGCACGGGCCTGACGGTTGCCGCTGATGCTGTATCGCTGGACCAGACGTACACGGATGGCCGGTACGAGCAGGTCAGCAAGAAGGGTGTGGCGAACGGTTACGCGCCGTTGGATGCCAGCAACCTGATTCCCACAGCGCACATCCCGCCGCTGGCTATCAGCGAGGTGTTCGTGGTGGCGTCCGAGGCGGCGATGCTGGCGCTGACCGCGCAGGTCGGTGACGTGGCGATCCGCACCGACATAAATAAAACTTTTATACTTTCCGCCGCTCCGGCCTCCACGTTGGCGAACTGGAAGGAGGTCATGGCGACCGGCCAGGTCGTCAGCGTCAACGGCAAGACCGGGGTTGTTACGATAACCCTTGCTGAACTAGGCGGGGTCGCCACCTCTCGCCAGGTGATCGCTGGCAACGGTTTGACCGGGGGTGGCGACCTAACCGTCGATCGTACGCTCAACGTAGCCAACGCGGATGGCACCTTGACCGTGGCTGCTGATGACGTGAAGGTGGCCTCCGCCCCGAAGTGGACGACGGCGCGTTCCATCACCCTGACTGGTGATGTTACTGGCACGGCTGCTGCGGTGGACGGGTCGGCCAATGTCAGCATCGCCACCACCTTGGTCACGACCGGTGTCAAACGGTTCGCGGCGAACATCGGCAACGGGGCGTTGACCACCATCCCGGTGGCGCACAACCTGGGCACCCGTGATTTGCATGTCGCCGTGTACAACGCAACCACGTTCGCGGTGGTGCAGTGCGGGATAACGATGACCGACACCAACACGGTGAACCTGACGTTCGCGGTGGCCCCTGCGTCGAACGCTTACCGTGTGGTGATCGTGGGATGATCCATGCCAGGGAGGTGCGGAGGAGGAGGCGATGAAGAACCTGGATAAGGTGACTGCGCCTGAGGATGTGCCGACCAAGGATTATGTGGACAAGGCTCTGGAGGTTTATGTGGGTGCCACGCAGCCCAGTGACCCTAGGGTGTACTTGTGGGTGCAGACACCATGAGGGGAGTCTGGTGACATGCCGGTCCTGAAATACCGTGACCCTGCTGATGGGTTGTTCAAGGATTTGGTTGCGGCTGGTGGCGGGTCGAACGAGGTCACCATCGCTGGTACGACACCTGTTGATCCCATGAACGAGTTGTGGGTGGATACTACCGCGTCCACTCCGGTGTATGACTGGTCGGTTGCGGACAACCGCTACCTGACCAGCGGGTTCAGGAACATGATCCGCAACG